ATGGGCGAGTACCCCCCCGAGGCCGCGCGCCTCGCCCGCCAGGTGGTCGAGCTATTCAGCGACCCGGAGTCGTATCCGGGCCGCGCGATCCCGCCGCACATCGCGGCCCTGCTCGGGCTCGACGCGGCGGACATCTCCACAGGCCACCCGCCGTCGCCCGGCCCCACAGCCAGCCAGGAGGTGCCACGAGAAGAGAAGCGCACAGCCGCATAGCAGTCCCCCTGAGTCGCCCGTCACGCCGCCATGTGGCCCGCGACTACGAGCAGCGTAACCCGCCAGCGTCCGGTGTGGCGCAATGAGTTTAGAGAGGGAGTCATGCACAGAGAGTTCGCCCGGATCGACCGCAGCCCGATCAGCGACGCCACGCTCGACCTGTCCGCGCTGAACCAGGAGATCATGGCCGTCCGCCGCGCGCAGATCGCGGAGGAAATCAAGATGCTCGAACTGCAAGCGCGTGTCAATCGCACGCTCGGCGCGATCAGCGACCTGACCTATTACCTGGAGCAGAAACGCAAAAAAGCGGCATCCGTGTCACCGGACGCCGCCTGATTTCCTAATCCGTGCCAACGAATCTACCGAGGAGAAGCATACACGATGAACGAGACACCTGACCAGCCCCGCACCCTCCGCGCGCTCCTGGAGCCGATCGTGGGCGCTGCGGCGCTCAGCGATGCGGAGTCGCGGGTGTACGACTTGCCCGCGCCGAACGACACCGAGGGCCAGTACATGTGCCGCGACGGGTACTGCGCCCTCGGCATCATCGCCCGTTCGATCTACCAGTTCCCAGACGATGCCCCGCACTTCCCGTGCGCCGACGACGTGGTGGACTATGACATGTACGGCCATGCGCCGTGGTGGGCGGCAGACGCCATCATCAGCGCCAACGATTGCGGCGACCTCGCCACCCCCGGCAGCCTGACCACCTTGCTCGATTCCAACGTGGAGGGGGTTGGACGATGAAACCCCTCCGCGTCTTCCAGACACCGCCCACCCCGCCCGAACAATCCCCGCCGCCCGCTGCATCGTCCGTGCGCGTCGGCCCCGTCGTCACGCGCGAGACGCTGGACCGCTACGCGGCGGCGTACAGCATCGGTTTTCAGGTCATCCGGGCCGCGAAGCCGCTGGCACCAGCGCCGTGGGATCAGGAGGTTGCGTGATGGCGCTGACCTTCGGCTCGCTCTTCGCCGGGATCGGCGGCCTTGATCTGGGGTTGGAGCGCGCGGGTATGACCTGTCGCTGGCAGATCGAAGTCGATGATTACTGTCGGGCGGTGCTGGCGAAGCATTGGCCCGACGTGCCGAAGTACGGCGACATTCGCGAGGTGATCGGGCATGAGTTGGAGCGGGTTGACATTATCTGCGGCGGATTCCCCTGCCAGGACATCAGCAATGCCGGGAAACGCGCCGGGATCGGTGGGGAACGATCCGGCCTCTGGGTCGAGTACATCCGGCTCGTTCGCGTGGTACGACCCCGCTACGTCCTCGTGGAGAATGTGGCAGCGCTCATTAGCGCAGGTCTTCCCGTTGTTCTCGGCGACCTGGCCGCGAGCGGGTATGACGCGGAGTGGCAGTGTTTACCAGCTGCAAGCTTTGGTGCCCCGCATATCCGTGATCGCGCCTTCATCCTGGCCTACGCCCACGGCGACGGACGCCAAGCGCCCGAAGGTTTGTCGGCGCGATCACAACGGCGTGGGTTGGTCGCTGAACCAGTGCTGCGTGATCCGCTACCGCCATCCCGAGATGATTGGACAGCGAATCAGCCCGGAATTCTCCGAGTGGCTGATGGGGTTTCCTATCGGCTGGACGAACTGCGACGACGTGCCCTCGGCAACGCCGTCGTCCCCCAAGTAGGCGAGTGGATCGGGCGGCGGATCATGGCGGTGCGATCATGATCACCCTCAACGGCGACCGCCTGACCGCCCACCGCGCTTCCCATTCCCGTCCCGGCGTGGTCCACGCTCTGACGATCAACGTGGTCAGCGGCGCGGTGTGGTGCGCGGAGACGTGCGCGGCGCAGCGCCGTGGCCTGCCGCACCGGCATCACCGCGAGCTGCGCGCCCTGCTGGCCGGGCTGACCGCCATCGCCGCACGCACCGGGCGACCGCTGGCCGCGACCGTCGCGGACCTCGCGGACACGCTGACGGTCCAGGCGGGGTTCAGCGCGGAGACGTTGGCGCAGCAGGTCGCGCCGGGTCGACCCGGCGCGACTGGGCTGTGTCACCGTGGCGTGGCTGGCCGCGACATGGCACACGGGGCAACCGGACGAGGGACAGGCAGCACGGGAGGCGGTGGCATCGTGACCTACCTGTACGTCAGCGAGCGCCGTAGCCCGTGGCATCTCATCCCTTACGACTGCCCGAATGACGCCATCGAGCCAGCACTGTGCGGGCGCACGCCCGCGCTGATCCCCGGTGGGGTCTGGCCGTATACCTCAACGGACTTACCAACTGAGGACACCCCGATCTGTCGTTTTTGTCGCCACAAGATGAAGGGAGGGGTGCGATGACGCCTGACTGGTTCAACCTCGTCAAGCGCCCCCTGCGCAAGCGCTTCGGGTCGCATCGCAACGACCCGAAGCGCTCGGCAAAGTTCGCGCAGCGACGAGGACGGTGACCGATGAGCGAGACGGACACGGGACCGGCGCAGCAAACCACGCGCGAGCGGGTACGGGACTTTGTCGGCACCCTGCCGCCGGGCAACCGCTTCTACCTGATAAGCCTCGCCAAGGATGCGGCGGGACGGCACGACCAGGACCTCTTGCACGACGCGATCACGGAACTGCGCGAGGCCGCCGCCGATGAGAGTGTGGGGCGGATCACGCTCCTGATCATCTATGACGAGGAGGCGTGAACGTGCGCATCATCAAAGCCCGGCGGGCGATCGAAATCTCGGACGATGACTGACACCACCACGGCCCGCCCGGTCGGCACTGGCCGGGCGGCGCACACACCGAGGGGAGCACGATGACGATCAAAGAGCCGACGTTTGACGAGTCCATCGCCACCATCGAGGCGTTACTCGACGCGGCGACGCCGGAGCGGTGGGAATGGGCGAGGTACACAGGCGACTCGTTGAGGGACGCACAACGCATTCTCACCGAGGCGGCGGCGTTTGCCCCAGACAACCACACGGTCTGGGGAGTGATCGCCACCGAGACGGGGAGCGGCAAGGAAAAGATAGTTGCCTTCACCGGGAATGGCCCCACCAGTGAGGCGAATGCGCGCCTGCTGGCGAGCGCCCCCGATGCGATCCGGTGGCTGTTGGCACAGGTATCCCGACCACGCCCTGCCGCGCAGGAGCAGGCCCGATGACCACACGATACACCCGCCCCGCCTTCTCCGCGCGCCCGACCTATGAAGCGTCCGAGCAATGGCGTCCCGTGCTGGGATACGAACAGCGTTACGAAGTCAGCGATTTCGGACGTGTGCGCTGCGTCTTTCGACGCGGACGTGCCCGCACGCCGCGCGTGCTGCGCCTCACTATTAGCACCTATGGCTACCACACCGTGCACCTGTGTGACGGGAGTACATGCCGCACTCGGTTAGTGCATCGACTGGTGATTGAGGCATTCACGGGTGAGCGTATCCCGAAGGGCTTAGAGGTCAACCACATCGATGCCGATCGCATCAACAACCACATGAGCAATCTGGATGTCGTGACGGGGCTGCAAAACGCGCAGCACAAGAGCGCGTTGGATCGCCACATCTACGGCGAACGCAACAAACAAACAACCCTGAAGGAGTCCGACATTCGTGCGATTCGCGCAATGCGCGCCGAAGGGCAGCAATACAAAGAGATCGCCGCGATCTATGGCATCTCTCCATACAGCGTTTATGACATCGTTCAGCGGAGGAGATGGGCGCATGTGGCCTGAACAGAGTGGGCCTCGGTATGAGTGCCCGGTGTGCCGAAAAACCTTCCCGGTGGGGGGTTGGCAGCGTTCCTACGACTACGACGATCACCTCGCGGCCCATCTTTTCTGGGCCGCCGTGCGCGCCGAGGCGGTCGCGGTGGCGACGTGGCCCCTGCTGCTGGCCTGGACGATATGGGCCAGTCTGACAGGCCCGCGCCGCCATGAGGACTGGACGCTGCCGCTCGCGCTGCTGGTCGTGGCCGGCGCGCTGCTGGCGACCATGATCGCGCACGGAGGTCACTGATGAGCGGCTACCAACAACGCCGCCCCGCACCCGGCAAGCAACCCCTCCCGGCCCGACTCGCGGACTATCGGACGGTAGGGGACCGGATCGACGCCTTCTGCGCGGACTATCCCGGCGAGACGTGCATCACCACGGCCACGGTGGAGGCACCGGCACAGGACTGGATCGCCTTCCGCGCCATCGTCTCGCGCTGGATGCCGGACGGCACCGAATGGGTGCTCGGCACCGGCCACGCCGCCCAGAAGTTCAGCGGACAAGAGGACCAGTACGAGAAGCTCGAAACCGCCGCCCGTGGTCGCGCGCTCGTCGCGGCGGGGTACACGAGCAGCCTTGAAAAAGCCGCCGAGATTGAGGCGGCGACCGAGAAGGTGAACCGCCAGGAAGGGCAGGAAATCCCCGCTACGCCGCGTCAGACGTCACAGGACGCACCGGACCCGCTCACCGACGCACAGGAGCGCGTGATCGCCCAGGCGTATGACCTGGCCCAAGCGGGCGACCAGTACCCCGCTGTCATCGCCCTGCTCAAAACGTTACAAGCCGACGCCACGCCCGACCAGTGGACCGCGATCAAACGCGCGCTCGCCGCGATCAAGGCGAAGCACTATCAGAAAGTGGAGGAATAGTATGAACACCGCGCAAACGACCCCCGCCGCCGCCGACCCCCGCCCGCTCGCCGCCCAGTTCGCCCGCACGTTCCCCGACCGGCCATGCTGCCTCAACCAAGAGGAGTCCAACCAGTTCGTCACGATCGAACAGCGCGGCTATGCCCCCTGGCACGCGGCACTCCTCGCCGTGCGCGCCACATGGGGACTGGATGAGGCGACCGCCGCCTAGAGGACCGCCAGCGCGCGGCATTGGAGGACACGATGTATTGGCTAATCCGCGAGATAACGAACCCTGACAACGCCACCATCCGGGGCGCGCTGATCCGTTATGAGGTCCGCAAGCGCCGCGACAACATGCTCTTGCGCCTCGCGCAATGGCTGCCTGCACGCCTCGTCTACTGGTCCATGATCGTCGGGATCGCCCATGCCACCACGGGGCGGTATGACACGACCGTGGTGCCCGATCTCGCCGCGATGGACGCCCTCAAACGCTACGGGCAGGACCATAACCTCCACGGGCGCGGCCCCACGTCTGACTGACCGCCACCAGCGCGCGGCGCGGACAGCCCGCGCCGCGCCGAGAGGAGCACCGCATGAACACACAGCAAATCGTGGGCCTGATCGGTGGGGTTGACCTGACACGACGGCAAGCGATCGACCTCGCACATGAGACCGCCGAGCGTTTGCTTCGCACCGTCTATGTCGTCCACCGCAACGGCGACTTCTTTGTGCTGCTCCCCGAGGGTCTGCGACCGAGCGACCTCATCGTCCACATGGCATAGGAGGTGTCGCATGAGCACCACCCCCGCCGCCACCCCCGCCGCCACCCTCACCGTCCGCCTCGTCCTGCACGCGATTTGTTGCGTGCGGTGCTCCGGGATCGTGCCGGTCGAGCACGCCGAGCGTACCGAGCGCGGGCACTGGCGCTGCCGCGACTTCGCGGACTGCCGCTCTCGCCGGGACCAGCACCGCCGCATCGCGGACGAGCTGCGCGCCGGGACGGACGACGCGGGGCGGGACGCCGCCTGACCCGGCGCTGCGGGGCGCTGCGGGGCGCTGCGGGGGCGGCGTGAGGGCGAACGAACGACACGATAAAGGAGGAGAACGTCATGAGCGATCTGCACAGGACAGCACTCATCAAGCGGGTGGCGCGGGAGTGCGGCGTGAGTCAAGCGGTTGCCGCGCGCGTGCTGCATGGCACGGTGGAGGTGCTCGCCGACGCCCTCGCCAAGGATGAGGTGGTGATCTGGACCGGCCTCGGGAGTTTCGAGTGGAGCGAGCGCGCGGAGCACAACGGCGTCAACCCCCGGACCGGGGCACGCCTCACGATCGCGGCGCGACGTACGCCGATCTGCAAGGTGGGCCGCTCGTTCAAGCGCCGGTTGCTAGGGCGGGGTGAAGAGGCGGCGGACTAGGCGCGTTCGTTCGCGGGTTTTCCTTGACAGGGAAGGGCAAATCGGCTATGCTTGCTAGGCTTAGGAATGCAGAACGTGGTCGCGCAAGCTGCCAGTTCTCAACACCCACAAACGAATACTTCCGCACTTCCTCCCAAACGGGAGAAGGTGTGCTATTCTGGATTAGCCCCCAGGGTGGTTCTGCATTCCTAAGCAGCTTGCAGCGACCCACCCTGGGGGCTTTTCCGTGCGCGGAAGGCACGGCGCTATGACGATTTCCCCGACAGCCGGTGAAGCGCTCCACGCGGTCACGCTTACGGAAGCGACGTTTACTACCCTCCACGATCTGATCCCCCGGATGGACGACGATCAGTTGATCGCCACGTACCAGCGCGCCGACGAACTCGGCAAGCGGGCGTGGTTGGTGCAGGCCCATTGTCTCTGGGAGGCACGGGCGCGCAAGCAGCGGCAAAACGACGACGCACTAACCTCGGTGGCGCGTGGATTTTCCATCAGCCGTGAGTGGGCACGGAAGCTCGCAGATGCGTGGGAATCCGTCGAGCCGTCAACACGTATTGACGGTGATCTGCCACTGGCGAAGAGTTTTTATATCGAGGCCGGACAGACGACCGACCCGCCACTATGGATCGCCCATGCCGAGGATCGTAAGGCGGAGAACCCCACCTATTCAGTTCGCGATTTCCGCGCCGACATCGAACAGGATCAGCATCTGTTCGCCGATCCCGTTGCGGATCCTTGGGATGCCCCCGAGGCCCTACCGGCTCGCCATGCTGTGCACTTCACCTCCGACACGCCCGAATGGTATACGCCGCCCGCGATAATCGAGACGGTGGTGGACTTCTTCGATGCCATCGATCTGGACCCCTGCTCCAACAGCAAGAGCACGCCGAACGTTCCCGCCGCACAGCACTGGACCCAGGACGATAACGGACTGATCGCGCCCTGGCATGGCCGGGTCTATGTGAACCCCCCCTATGGCAGAGAGATTGGCGGGTGGGTCGCGCGTGCCGTGCACGCCTACGAGCGGCGCGAGATCGAGGCCGCGATCCTCCTAGTCCCGGCGCGCACCGATACCGAATGGTTCCGCCGATTGCGCGATTTCCCGATCTGCTTCATCGGTGGCCGGGTGCGCTTCATCGGTCCCGATGGCGAGGCCGACGCCGCGCCATTCCCTTCCGCCCTCATCTATATCGGCGACGAAACCGAGCGGTATGCGCGCACTGTCGCGCACCTCGGCGATGTGTGGACGCGCTACCCCACGGAGGCGGCATGAGCACGAAGAAGATGCCCGGTCCCGGCCCGCAAGCGGACGACAGTCATCAAGCGTTGATCGTACGGCTGGGCGCGATCTGTGCCGAGCGCGGCATCGCGTACGAAACGAACGTCCCCATCGGCGAAACGCCATACCGACAACCGTTCAAGGCCGATCTGCTGTGCGAGGTGCCGGGGTACGGCGCACTGCCGATCATCGCGCGGTTCCAGCACAACAGCGGTTCCGCCGATCAGAAGCTGCCCTATCTCACGATGGCGATCGGGCGGACGCATCGCCTGTGTCTGGTCGTGCTCGACGGTCCTGGCTGGTCGGAGGGCGCGCTGAAATGGATGGGGGAGCGCAAAGGCGACCGCGTGCTCGATACGGTGGACATGGACGGCTTCGACGCCTTCCTCGTCGCCGCGCTCAGAGGGTAGCTATGAGTTGGGTCAAGGTGGACGATCAATTCTTCCGCCACCCCAAGGTGATGGCTGCTGGGCGCGACGCGCGCGATCTCTACCTCGTGGGCTTGTGCTACTGCGCGCAGGCAAGCAAGGACGGATATATCCCGGCGCGTGTAATTCCGCGCCTGTCAGCGGAGGCGGAAATCGACGACGCCCCGGCTAGCGTTACGCGCCTCGTTGATCTCGGACTATGGGATGAGATACGAGGCAACTTCTGGATGACTGATGTTATCCGCTGGGGCTTCGGTTCGGAACCATCGGATCAGGAACTCAGGCATACCCCCGAGTACAAGGCATGGCGCAAGGCAGTTCTCGACCGAGATGGCTATCGGTGTCGGGAATGTGGGACGACTGATCGCCCACTGCAAGCACACCACATCAAGGCGTTCGCCCTCTACCCCGAGCATCGCTTTGAGGTACAGAACGGTATCACGCTCTGCGTCGACTGCCATAGCGAGACGCATGGCAGGAGGTTGGGGTGATGCCGTGGATTCGACTGGACGATCAGTTCTTCGCCAATCCGAAAGTGGTCGAACTCGGTAAGGACGCCAAGCTTGTTTATCTCGCCGCGCTTACCTACTGCGGCAGCCAGCTTACCGACGGGGTGATCAAGGCTGGGGCTGTCCGTATGGTCGCTGCGATGGTGGATGCCGAGCGGGAGTGCGTGGCCGAACTCGTTGACGCCGGACTCTGGGAAGTAATCCCCGAGGGGTACCGCATCCACGACTACCTGATCTACAACCCGAGCGGCGAGCAGGTAAAGGCCGACAGAGCCAACAACGCCAAGAGACAGCAGGAATGGCGGGAGAGAAACCGGGGCGAGACAGGCCAATTCAAGGATGACGTTACGCCGCCCGCTACTAACGCGAAACGTAACGCCGTTACTAACACGTCACATAACACCGCCCCGTACCCATCCCGTACCCATCCCGTACCCCTACCCGATCCCGATCCCACCGAGACGCCCCCCGACCCCCCCGCGCGGCAACCGGACACCGCATCACCGCCTAGCGGCGGCGGGAAGGTGCGGGCGGTTCCCAAGCCGACCACGCTCAATAGGGCGCAGCAAGAACGCTTCGACCGCTGGTATGCCGAGTATCCCGTCAAGCAGCATCGGCCCGATGCCGAGCGGGCCTGGAAAAGAATCGATCCCGATGCCGAGCGCACCGAGGTGCTTATCGCCGACGTGGCTGCACGCAAGTTAGGCCGTAAGTGGTCCGAGGGCTACGTCGATTACCCCGCAAAATACCTGAATCAGCGGGTATGGGGTGACGACATCGAGCCGGTGCGCCTGGGCAGGGGGCAGCCAAGACACGGGGATAACGACGATCCCGTCATGCTGGAGAACGGTGCCACCGTCTCGGCCCATACCGCACGCATCGTGAACAAGTACAGCAACCTGAAGCTTGGAGGGGAGTAGCCATGTTGGCACCTGACATTTTCCGCCGCGAAACGGCCCGCCTCTCCCTGGCGCTCGATGCCTCTCCGCAACAGCAGCTCCCCGCCGATGATCGGCTGGCGCAGCTCTATGAGGACGTGAAGCACCTGGACGACATTACTTTCGTCCTGTCCTGCGAGCGCTGCCGCCGCGAACTCGACTGGTTCCCGAAGGCCAGGCACATCATCGAGCGGGCGCAGCAGGTTCGGCAGGGATTGGGCGATACCACATCGGCGCTCGATGCGTGGGGCGAGTTCCGGCGCACGGTGACGCTGCGCCTCAATCTTGACCTCCTGGCCCGTTCGCCCGAGGCGGAGATGACGCGCGTCGGACTGACCGCGCTCGACGCGCAGATCGCGCGGCGGCTGGGCGGATTCAAGCACCTGATCGAGATGACGCCGCGCGACATGGACTTCAAGGCGAAGGAGTTCCAGGCGGTCTACGACGAATTGAGCGCGAATCGGCGCACCGAGGATCAGTTGATCGCCCTGGAACCGGCGCAGCCGAAGCGTATCCCGCTCCTTGCGGAGGGCGATGGCTATGACCGCTAACCCGATTCCGCCGATCCCGCCGATCGACAACGCGCCGATCGCCGCACTCTGGAAATCGCCCAAGGATGTGTTCGTCGCCATCGCCGAGAAGAGCCAGCGCGACCCCGAACTGATGGCGCTGGCCGAATCCGTCGCGGCAGAACTTGACCGCTACCTGGCCGGGGCGATCAGCCTGCGCGACTTCGCCCGCGCCCACACGCCCTACGAACGTTTCCGGGCGGTGCGCGCGTGGGGGCCATTGTCACCCTACTTCCCGGCGATCATGCCGGTCCTGGATGACCTGATCGCCCTGCACAAGCGGGGCAAGACGCCGGAACGTCCGGGGAATGCGGCGCGACCCGATGTGGCGATCGTCTCGGTCGCCGGTCGCCACGAGTGCGCCCACTGTTACCGAGAGCAATACATGAGTAAGGGTGCGCCGCAGTTGTGCGCGCGCTGCCGGTCGGCGTTGGGGCAGGAGGAGGGGGACTGATGCTCACGCGTTGCGCCGAGGCCGACCAACTGTCGATGCGGTTGTACCTGCTCATGGGGCGGACCGCTGATCAGCGGCGCTGGCGGCGAGTGTTCCGCGTATGGGTCCGCGCCCATGCTCGCGCCGATCGGCGGCGTCGGGAGTTCGAGGCGCAGCTAGCATGGTCGCCGGGTCGCGTGATTCATATGGACTGGTAGCTGCGGTGGCGTGATAGCGCGGTGCGCGCGGTGCCGGGCGGGGCAGGATGAGGGGGCGTAGCATGGCGATCGTGACGGACGGGCTGGATCAATCAACGCTCGTGGGCTACTGCGCGAAGCTGGCGGCGATCCAGGCGCAGTTGGATGCGGTGTATAGCGCGGCGGAGGGGAACGAGTCGCGCTTCGCCCGGTACGCGCTGGGCAACGCCCTGATCGCCCTGGGAGAGTCACGCGGCTTCCTGGATCAGGCGCGCGACGAACTGCTGCACGAGGAGGACTGCGATGGCGACGAAGAAGCGTCAGTTGTTGACCGGGGAAGCGTGGGGGGGCGTCGATGTGGGCTATGACCCGAACTATCGCCACATCACGCTCTCCGGCTGGTACGACACGTCTGTGGGGATCGCCCCGGAGACGATGACCCTGACCCGGTTCCTATTCCTGCTGGGGATCACCGAGACGGATGTCCACAAGGCGCTGGAAACGGTCGCGTGGTCCCGCTGTGCCAACTGCGAGGTGACCGCTTGGACTTACTTCGATGGCGAGGCCGGTATCTGTGTCGATGACAAGGCCTGTGTCGAGCGCTGTGATGAGCGGCGTCGAAAGCACGAAGCGGCTCACGATGATGCCGATGATGCCGATGATAGCGAGGCTTGGTGATGGCGACGATCCGGGAGGCCGAGGCGCGCGTGGAGGCCGGTGAGGGCTGGCGCTGGGAAAGCGCATTTCGTTGTGCCTGTGGGGCGGTGTGTGAGGAGTGGCACGATCACGATCGGCACCGGTGGCGCGTGCGACATGGGGCAGGCGAGGCGGTGTTTACGATCGCGTTCGATCAAATAATCGCCGATCTCGCAGAACCGGTATCGACGTATGAGCGGTGGTTGGATCGCGTCCATGAGTATACCGGCGCGGCATGAGGGAGGGTGGCACCATGACGACCATTCAACAGGCCGAGGCGCGCGTGGAGGCCGGTGATCTGGCAATCAGGCAGCGCGAGGCACAGGGCCGCACGGTGCCACCCGCGTGGTATGTGGCGTTTGAGCAGGCCGTGGACGACCTGCTGCGGACATGGGAGGCGGAGCAACGGTGGGCGGTGCAGGGCGCGTTGGCGCTCGGGAAGGGGCGGGGGTGGTGATGCGTGCATATTCTTGGGGCACCTGTGCTCGCTGTGGGGCGTTGACCTGGGTTTGTCGGGTCGTCCTGCTTGCGGGGACCGGGACGAATGATTATCAGGGTAGACCGCGCGAGGGGTATGCCTGTGATCGCCGTGCGCGCCCGCGTCCGGCGGCAGCACGAGTTAGAGGGGGGCGGTGATGGCTGATACCGAGGGACCGACCTATGGCGCGCTCTACGATGTGCCCGCAAGCCTGCTCGACCAGGCGTGCTACGCGCGGATCGCGCACGCGGACAAGCGCCCGGACTGGGTCTACGTGCCGGAACGCTGGTGGCAGATCGAAGTCTATTCCGCGTCCGATCAGCTGCTGTGCGTGGCGACCAGCTTCCCGACCGAGGAGTATGCGCGGAAGCATTGCGGACACGCGCGGATCGAGGTGCGCTAGATGGACACGGGGGCACAGGACACGGCGCTCGGGACGACGCGGGATGAGCTAGCGGCATACCTGCGTCACCACGAGGCGCGCTATCCCCGCGCCGAGCAATTGCGCGTCCATGTGGACTATGGCGACTTGTGCGACTGGCGCGCCGCGTTGGACGCCGCCGAGGCGCGCGAGGCGGCGCTGGTCGAGGCGCTGTATTGCGAGGTGCGCCGCCCGATCAACGTGCCGATCGTGGACGGTTGGACCGATGACCACATCCGTATGTACCTCATCCACCGCCACGGACTGCGCGCCGCGCTGCCAGCGCCGGGCGGGCTGGCCGGGGAGGAGGGACGCTGATGCGGATCACAGACTTGGTAGGCATGGATCGAAGCGACTTCATGCTGCTTGTGCTGAAACAGGAGGCCGCGCTCGATGCCGCCGAGACGCGCGAGGCGGCGATGGTGGCGGCGTTCAAGCTGATCGGCCCCGCACTTGTGGGCTATGACGGCTCCAAGACGGTCTGGTGTACGCCCTGCGACCGCGAGATCGGCCCGATCCCGGCGTGCTGTGCCGACTGCCCGCATGGGGAACATTGTCCGTTGGCGCTGTACGACGCCCTTACCGCGTCGCCAGCTCCGGGCGGGGTAGCCGGGGAGGCGGGGCAGCGATGATGGTAAGCGAGCAGGAGCAGACCTATGAGGCGCAATGCCGTGGGTGTCAGTGTCGGGTGACGCTACGCGAGCCGGTGGTGTTCATCTGTCGCGCTTGCCACGGCGAGATCGTCCCGTTGCTCACGCCCGAACACCTGATCTGGGCGTACCCCGCGCCCGACCGTGGCCCGCTCGGCGACCCGCTGACCGCCCTGCGCGACGCGGCCCTGCGTGTCCACCACGCGTGGGCGACCGACCCCACGAGCTATGGGCTGGAAGACGCCATGATCCTCCTGCGGGAGGTATTGCAAGCGCTCAGTAAGTCGGAGTCAGCGCAGGGCGCGTTGGCGCTCGGGAAGGGGCGGGGTGGGGCGTGAGCAGGCACATCCAGGATTACCGGCTGCGGGTCCGCACCGCCGCCGCGCACCAGGCGACGCAGATCGAGATCGCCGCGTTGGCCCGCGACTTCCGGCGCGAGGCGTTGGCCGGGCGGCGCGCGCTCGGCGTCAACCGGCGCGCGCGCCGCCCGGTGGCGTTGCGGCGGCAGGCGCGGCGGGCACGGCGATTGACCCAGGACACACCACGGGGGGGCACATGACCGGCATGCCCAGGCGGCGCAGGACGTCCGGCCAGCCGAAGATCACTGAGCGGCAATGGCAGGCGCAGGTTATTCAGATCGCGCGCCTGCACGGCTGGATGGTTCATTGGACATGGAACAGCCGCCATAGCCCGCCTGGCGAGCCTGACCTGCGGATGCTGAAGGTCACGCAGTATCCCAGTCGGCATGTCGGGCGCTACCTCCTCGCCGAGCTGAAGACGGACGCAGGGAAGCTGACCGCTGAGCAGCAGGACGTGGCGAACAATCTGTGGTGTTGCGCGGGGATCGAGTTCTTCGTCTGGCGCCCGAAAGATCTGTCGGAAGTCATTGAAGTCTTGTCGTCGGATAGGCCGTTTCCGCGCCAGGAATAGGGAAGATGTGAGGCGATGACGACGGTACAGGAGCGGCTCGGGCAAATCCGTGGCGAGATGCAGGCGGCGGTCGAGTTGGGGAACGCCGTGTGGGTAGACGATCTGCGCCGCGAACAATACGCGCTCTGGCAGCGGGAGCAAGACGACGCGCACGACCGGGATTTGGCGGCGTTTCACGCAGAGCACGAGGAACTCGTCACCGCCCGCCCGCTCCTGGACGCCGTGGCGCGGTATGGCGCGGCCGCTGACGCTTTAGATGCGTATCGGCGTGATGGAGCGATACAACCCGGACAGATTGACGAGTTCATGCGTCGTATCGGGGAACTTGCAAGCCTGAAAAATGACGCTCGTGATGCGCTGCTGGCCCTCGCACGGCCCACGCCGGACGCTGAGGGGACATGATGGGCGACAGACGTCGCGATTGGCGTTGCGAGCATTGTGGCGAGGTTTTGGGTCTGCTCCTCCTCCGCGACCAGGGCTACGCCCAACTCACCGTCTTCCCGCGCGCGTTAGAGCGCATCGTGGAGGAGGGCGACGAGACGCGCTACACCTGTAATCGTTGCTACACCGAGCGCTCGTGGTGGCGCGTGCCGCAACAGGACGTGGGGTAGGGCTATACGACTAGCCTGTGCTCGTGGTATGCTGTGAGACATAATCGAGTTACTTGCGGCGGCGGTGGCCGTCATCTCCCTCGGCGACGGGGGCGGTGACGGCCACCCCGGCGTTTGGGGGAATCATGCAGCGCCCCTACACCGTCCGCGACATGGCCGAGCGCGCCGGGTGCGGCGACCACACGGCACCGCAACCTCGCCGCATCTCCACCCGCGACCGCCTGCTCGTGCATCTCGCATGTTGGTGCCGCTCGCGCATGAGCACGGTCACGGCGTTCTACTTCGATCTGGCGACGTATGACCTGATGGTCGAGGTGCAGCGCGAGGCCCCCGACTGGCGGGGCGTGATCACGGAGCGGGTGTAGGGGCATGGGCGATGAGGTGACTAGGCAGAATTTGGCAGCCAGCACCCTGACCGGGCGTCAGGAGAAGGCCGCGCGGCTTGTCGCCGAAGATGGCCTCACCAACCAGCAGATCGCCACGGATTGTGGCGTGAAGCGGCAGACGCTCGACCTGTGGAAATTGCGCGACGATTTCAAGGCGCGTGTGGCCGAGCACATCGAGGGATTCAAGGAGGCGGCGCTCACCGCCGGGTTCGCCGACAAGCGTGCGCGGGTGATTTTGCTCGACGCGATGGCGACCGATGTGGCGACCCGTCTCCGCAAGAATGGTTATGTGCGCGAGGAAGTGAAGATTGCGGCGAATGGCGAGCACATCAGTTACGAGGTGTTCGATCAGCCCGCGATGGCGCAGTTACGCGGGCTGCTGGACGACATCGCCAAGGAACTCGGTGAGCGGAAGACGATCACGGACATCACTGTGAAGGACCGCGAGATTGAGGAGGCCGCCGAACGGCTGGCGAAGCGCACGGGCATCCCGAAGGACCGTGCGGTGATTGACATCCGCGAGCGGTTGCGCGAGAGGGCGGGCTAAATGTCGGCGCTGGCGGTGATCGAGGCGGAGCTGGAGGCGGAGTACGCGACCACGCCCGAACTGCTGATCGTGCCCGCTGCGCCTGTGGTTGAGTGGTCGCCGCAAGCGGGTCCGCAAACCATCGCGCTCGACTGTCTCGCCGACGAACTCTACTACGGCGGCGCTGCCGGTGGTGGGAAGTCCGATCTGCTGATCGGCCTGAGCATGACCCGGCATCATAAGGCGATCATCTTCCGGCGCGAGTTCACGCAGCTACAGGACATCATCACCAGGGCGCGCGACGTCGCGGACGATCAAGGACGCTACAACGGCAACGCGCACATCCTGCGCCTCGCCGACGGGCGGACGATCGAGTTCGGCGCGGTGCAACTCATCACCGACGTTCGCAAATATAAAGGCCGCGCCCATGATCTCAAGTGTTTCGATGAACTACCCGAGTTCACCGAATATCAGTACCGCTTCCTGAACGGCTGGAAGCGCACCGTGCGGGCCGGGCAGCGTACCCGCACGGTCGCGGCGGGCAATCCGCCCACGAGCCATGAAGGCGAGTGGGTGATCCGCCATTGGGCACCGTGGCTCGACCGGCAACATCCCAATCCTGCGCGAACCGGCGAACTGCGTTGGTTCGCGATGATCGATGGCAATGAGGAGGAGCGCGAGGACGGCACGCCATTCTTCTGGCAGGGCGAGACGATCACACCCACCTCGCGCACCTTTATCCCGGCGCAACTCAGCGATAACCCGCTGCTGATGGCGACCGGGTATGCCACGACGCTCCAAGGGCTCCCCGAACCGCTGCGCTCCCAATTGCTGCGCGGCGACTTCTCGGTGGGGTTGGAGGACGATCCCTACCAGACGATCCCGACCGCCTGGGTGCTGGCCGCGCAGCAACGGTGGCGCGAGCGGTCACGCCCGCAGACCCGCGACGCACAGGGCAACACGATCCCTGTGCCACTGACGGCGGTAGGCGTCGATCCGGCGCGCGGTGGGGATGACAAGACGTGCCTTGCCCGACGCTACAACAACTGGTGCGCGCCGATCGAGACGCATCCGGGGAAAGCGACACCGGATGGTCAGGCGGTGGCGCAACTGACGATCGCGGCGTTGCTGGAAGGCGGGATCGCCAATATCGACGTGATCGGCATCGGCGCGTCGGTGTACGACATGTGCCGCCAGCAAGGGGCGAGTGTGCGCGCGATCAACTTCGCCAGCGCCGCTCCCGCGATGGACCGTACCGGGAAGCTGTCGTTCATCAATCTACGCGCTTACGCCTACTGGTCGCTGCGTGAGGCGCTCGACCCGATGAATGGCGACGAGCTGGCGTTACCCGACGATCCCGAATTGCTCGCCGACTTGTGCTCCCCCAAGTGGATGATCCGATCGCGCGGTATCCAGATCGAGAGCAAGGACGACATCAAGGCGCGGCTGGGGCGTTCGCCGGACAAGGGCGACGCACTGGTGATGGCGTTCGTTCCGCCGCCCATCCCCGAACCCTCGCGCGTCTTGCGCCCCGGAGGCCGTCGCATGCTCCCGAAAGGAGGCTTCTAGTTGAGCGCACCATCGTCGATGCTACCCCGCGCCGCGCAGGACGCCGCGCTGGTTGTGGGCACGCCCTACGCGCCCGCCGTGCTGTCCACCGGCGGCCTCGCGCCCGACACGGCACGCGACATCGCCTGGGCGGTGTCCGCGTTCGCCGCGCGGCGCGAGGAGTACGCGCTGTATCGCGCCTACCTGGAGGGGCACCACCGCCTGACGTTCGCCACGCGCGGCTATCGCGAGGCATTCACCGCGCTCCTCGCCGGGTTGCGTTGCAACGTCTGCCCGCGCGTGGTCCATGCGCTGACTGACCGCCTCGCCGTCGTGGGCTTCACCGGGCACGCGGGCACGGACGGCGCGGCGAGCGCCGACGCAGTGGCGGCCTGGAACTTCTGGCAGGACGGGCGTTTCGACCGCATCTCGAATCAGATCCACAGCGAGGCCGTCGCGCTCGGCGACGCCTACCTGCTGGTGTGGCCCGACGCGATCTACCCGGATACGGGCGGGCGGGTGCGTTGCTACCCCTATCGCGCGGACGAGATGGTGGTCGCCTACGACGCCGAGCGCCCCGACGTGATCATGCGCGCCGCGCGCCTCTGGGCGGTCGGCAAGCGGTACCGGCTGACCCTCTACTATCCCGACCGCATCGAGAAGTACGTCACGCGCGAGGATGCGCCTAACGGCGTCCCGGATCGCCCGACCGCCTGGACCCCCTACGCGCCCGACCCGCTGGTGGAGAATCCGTATGGTCAGGTGCCGGTCTTCCACTTCGCGTTCGACGCGGGCCTCGGCCAGTGCGGGCGCGCGGAACTGCGGGACGTGATCCCGCTGCAAGACGCGCTCAACAAGACGCTCGCCGACCTGGTGATCGCGTCCGAGTTCGGGGCGTTCCGCCAGAAGTACGCGCTCGGCGTGTCGCTCGACGAGGATGACGAGAAGGCGATCGCGGTGGGGATCGATCGTTGGGTCACGGTGGCGAACGCGGATGCCAAAGTCGGCGAGTTCGCGGGGACCGACCTGGGGGTCTACACCAGCACGATCGAATTCTTCTTCCGCTGCGTCGCCCAGGTCAAGGGGGTGCCGCTGCACTACCTGATGATGAGCGGCACATTCCCGAGCGGCGAATCGCTGAAGACGGCCGAGGGGCCGCTGGTTGCGCGGGTGGGGGATACACAGGTGGACTTCGGCGACGTGTGGGAGGACGCCATCACGTTCGCGTTGCGCGTGGCCGGGATCGCCGATGGCGCGCAACTCGAAGCGCTCTGGCACTCCGCCGAGAGCCGCGCCGAACTCGATCACGTCAATGCGCTCGCGATCAAAGTGCGGGACATCGGCGTCTCAGAGGAACAGGCGTGGGCCGAGTTGGGCTATAGCGCCGAGGAGATCGGGCGACTAAAGCAGCAACGGCAGGCCGATCGGCAGGCGACCACGGCGGCCACGGCCCAGGCGTTCAACGCCGGGCAACTATGACAGCGACAATACTCCGCACGGGCGGGGTGTCGGATAAAGGGAGGGCTACCGCATGGAAGAGCAGATGATCGATCATGGCACCGGGGCGGCGGCGGCGGTCAATGCGCCCGCCACGACCACGCTGTACGACGACGAGGGGCGCGCGCTGACGATCCCCGCAGGCGACGTGGGCGTCTGGCTGGCGCGCGGTTTCCGGCGTCAGGCGCGCGACGCGAAGGCGGCGCTGAAAGACCTTCCCGCGCTCTGGAAGGCGGCCCACGAGGCGCTGAAAGACGCGGCATCCGCGATCGACAGCGACGGCGCGCTCGACACCGCTGAGACGGCGGCGTATGCCACCGCGATCGTGGGGCTGCGCGAACTGAATGCCGGGATCGCCGCCGTGCTGGACGGCCTGCACGCGGCCCCGGTCAAGCAAGGGGAGGACTAGGCTATGCAGGCAGCATTCATGCGCGACCCCGAACTCGGCAATCTCTATCTCCCGGCGCTCGCCCGCGCCGTCTCGCGGCCAGGTCGGGTCACGCGGCGCGCGACCGACGGCGAGGTCGGTATCTTCGTCGCCAAGCAGCACCGCGACGGGGAACTCATCTGGGCCAGCGTGACCCACAACGAGCGTTTAGATGCCGGGGGCGCTATTCAGGCGAACCGGGTATTCGGTACGACCGGTACGACCGCCAATGGCGTCTTCACGGCGGTGGCCGTCGCCTCGGCAACCCTGACCAAGACCAAGACCGACCTGAGTCTGGGGAGCGCGACGCAGGGCGTCACGACGAATGAGTTTTCCACGCTCGGCCTCGCCCGTGCCGCTGGCACCGTCAGCACCTACACCCTGCCATCCACGCTCGGCGGCACGTTCTCGCAGTTGATCACCAGGCTCTTCACCGCGACCGGCGCGGCCACGGCATTGGGGGCGGGACTGTTCGATTCCCTGACCGTGGCGGGTTCTGGGCTCTATGTCGAGGATAATTTCGCTTCCTCGGCAGTCCTGGCAGCAAACGACACCTTGACCTGTCAGATCACGATTTCTAACTAGGGAGGGGGATAGAAATTTGGCCAGGTTCGAGGCCAGCGTCGTCACGACGCTGGTTACCGCTACCGCCAATGCGCCGCTCGTGGCGATCCGCGTGCCCGCCACCGAGCGCGCCGCGATCCTGGAGATGGGGATTACCACGACCGGGACCGCCGCCGCCACCCAACTCGGCATCGTGCGCGCGACGACCGTGAGCGGCACCCCGGCAGCCACGGTGCTGGGACAGAACGTCATCCCCGGCGCACCCGCCTCGGGGACGCTCCTGGTCCCTGCGTGGACTACCGCGCCCGTCCTGGGCGCGAGCTACCTCCGGCGCGTGAGCCTGCCAAGCGCGGTGGGTGCGGGCGTGATCTGGTCCTGGCCCGCCGACCGCCCGCTGGTGGTGGGCCAGGGTTCCGCGATCGCGGAGATCGTCATCGCCAACCTCGTCGCCCTCGCGCCGATGACCTTCCAGTTGTATCTTATTTGGGAGGACTGACGTGCCGCTGGTCGGCGGGGCGGCTGGTGGTGCGGGGGCGCTCCTTGGCGGGCCGACACTCGTCGGCGGCGCGGGAAATCCCAAGCCGCAGATGTTCGACACGCCGCACGGCATGGTCCCGCCGACCCCGGCACCATCGGCGCTCGTCAAGCCGACTCCCGTCCCGCCCGCGTCTTACGCCTCGATCGTCCAGTCGATCGCGGGGTTGGTCGCCTACTGGCAACTCGATGAGACCTCCGGGACCACGTTCGCCGACAGCGCGGCTGGCAGCTATCCGGGAATACTGACGGGAACGGGTTACACGCTCGGTGCGACCCCGGCCTATCCGACGATGGGGACGGCGGTCGAGTTCACCGGCAACGACAGCCGCATCGTCGCAGCGAACACCTCGGCGGCGATCGTGGGCGGGGCGTTCACGATGGCCGTCTGGGCCAAACTGACGAGCGCCAATTCGCCGTATGGCTACGGCCATATCGCGGGCTTTCGCAACGACACGACCTGCGACTTCTACATCCTGCAACTGGCGGGCACGAACAACCTCGAACTCCGCTTCCGTCCCAGCGATGCATCAGAGAACACTTTCGCCATCAACGGTGTCACGGTCGGGGTATGGCATCATCTCGTTTTCGTCGCGAACCCGTCTGGTGGTACGCTCGTCGCGTACCTCGATGGGGCGCAAGCGGCGACGAAGGTGCTGGTCAGTGCGAGTACCGTCGCCACCACCACCGATCCGTTCACCCTTGGCGCGATGAGTGGCGGGGCGAATACGTTCAACGGGGCGGACGACGAGGTGGCGCTCTGGAACCGCGCGCTCTCCGCCGCCGAGGTCAGCACGCTCTACACGGGCGTCGGGTCGGGCGGCGCGGCGCTGACACGCACTGTCGAGAGTTCCGTGGCGCATACCGGGATCGGGGCGCGTACCGCGACCTACCTGCGTGCGACGACTGCGAGCGCCACCGCGACCGCGACCACGGTACGGGCAACCGCGACCACGCGCGCGGCGGGGATCACGGCGGCCCACACGGCCATCCCGGCGCGGGTGCTCGGCACATCGCGGGCCGTGAGTGGCACGGCGGCGCACGCCGCGACCGTGGCACGCTCCGGTGCGTTCGCGCGTACGCAGAATACGACGGCGGCGCACACCGCAAGCGCGGCACGACGGGTCGCGTTCGCGCGGACGGCGAGTGCCACGGACGGGCACGGCGCGACCACTGCCATCGCGCGCGGGGCGTTTCGGGCGGCGATTTGGACCGGCACACCGATCGTCGCCCTGGCACGGCTGTACGCGGCGACCCGCGCGGCGACCGCGACGGCGGCGCACACCGGCGCGATCGGCAGGGCGGTGACGTTCGGGCGGACGCTCACCGCGACGGTCGGCCACGCGGTGAGCGTCGCGCGCTTGGCGGCCCATCCGCGCGCCGTGACCTGGACGGCGGTGCAGGTGGCGACGACGGCCCGTGTCGCCCCGACGACGCGCGGCCTCGCGGCGACGGTCGGGCACACGTCCACCCCGACGCGCGGGATCGGCGCGGGGCGTGGGCTGGCCTGGTCCGGCGCGTCGGGAGTCGCGGTGACGCGCACGATCGGCGGCACCGCCCGCGCCATGGCCGCGACCGTGACGCACACGGCCAGCGCGACCCGCGCGGCGGTTGTCACCCGGACGGCGGCGGTGACGGCGGTGCACACGATGGCGACAGCCCGCGCACAGACGGTCGTGCGGATACTGAGTGGCACGATCCCCCACGATGCCGCCTTCGTGCGGTTAGCGTCCCGTACACGCGCCATCGGCGCCACGCTGATCCCGGTTGTCGCCCTCTCCCGTCGCCTCGGTGCGTTCCGATCTGGCAGCGTCACGGCGCGGCACACGGCCACGATCGCAGGCACGAAGACCGGCGGCGCGGCGCTCCTGCGGACGGTGGCGGCGACGATCGCGCAGAGTGTCACCACGGCTCGCGCGCTGATCCTCGGTCGCCCGTTGGCGAGCGCGATCGGGCACACCGGCACCGTCGCCCGCGCCACGACCGTCACGCGGATCACGACGCAGATGGTCACGGCGAGCGCCACACTGGGCCGTGCGCGGAGCGTGGCGCGGCCCGCGACCTGGGCTGGCACCCCTACCGCCATGACGGCGCGGCGTGTCGCCTCCGCCCGTCCGCTCGGGGCGACGGTCGCGCCCTCCCTGACCGTGTTGCGCGGCGTGGCCCTGGCGCGGCAGGTCGCGGTTACGCGGGGGCACGCGGCGGCGACCGTCGAGGTACTGGCGTTGTCCCGCGCGCTCGGCTGGTCGGTCGGGCACGCGACCGCGCTGGTCGGCACCGCGCACGCGGCCAACTTCGACGGCACGTTCGCCCCGGTCGCCTATGCGCGGTCCCGTCCGCTCGGCGCGGTCGCCACGGCCCGTCCACTCGCGGCGCGCGCCCTGTCCCGTCCCACCGCCGCCGTCGCCACACCCCGCCCGCTGGCGGCCACCGGGAGGAAGCCATGAGTTTCTGGACGCAACTGCCGACCGATACCGAGCCGGCAAGCTACACGACGACCGCCACCGAGGACGTGATCCTGCCGCTGGACGCGACCGCGCTGCTGATCGGCGGCGGCGCGCCGAGCGCGCCCGCCTCGGTCCTGCGGCGGATCGTGGACAACGCCGCCGATGTAACCGTGGCGCTCGCAGACGCGCCGACATTGGGCGCGGGCAATCTGATCAACCAGCGCGTCCGGGGGCTGGTGCCGGGAACGGTCTACCATCTCGCCGTGAGCTTCGCCACGGGCGGGCAAGTGCGGACGATGACCCGCGTGATCGTCTGCGTGGAGTGACGAGATGACCGTAATTCAGACCGTGCGCGGGCCCTACGGCGACGTGCAGACGATCCCCGACGTGAGCCTCGCCACCTACCAGGCGCAGGGCTACGTCGCCATTATGCCGCCCTATGTGAGTCTGCCGGACGATAACGGCGCGTGGGATACCGGGCCGTTCTACCTCATCGCGCACGCGGACGGGCGGCGCCTCGCGGTCACGATGGACAACCACACCAACTACTACGCCCCGCTCGGTTTCACGCTCGTGGGGTTGGAGATCCCGAACGCGATCATCCCCCCCGGTGTGACGCTCCTCACCTACGGAGCGCTCACGTACGGCACGCGGACATACGGAGGCTAACCGATGCCATTCTCCCCTCGGAATCCCACCGCCGCATCGACCATCCTGAGCGACGCCCAGGCCGTGGACACGTACCTGTCAAGCACGCTCCCAGGCGAACTCGCCGGGAAGGCGGCGACGACCCATCAGCACAACGGTACGGACATCGCCAGCGGCACGATCCCGGTCGCGCGGATCGGCACCGGCACCAAGGACGCCACGACGTTCTACCGGGGCGACGGCACGTTCGCCGTGCCGCCCGGTGCCGGGGGCAGCGGGGGCGGTGCGGGCGTCACCTACGCGATGGCGAACGACGCGCTCGCGGTGCGGACCCTGGCCGGGCTCAAAAACTTCACCGACTGGCTGGCCGTGCCCGCGCCGAGCGGCAAGACCGAGCCGAAGGGCGGGCACATCGGGGAGGCCGGGACGCGCAACGATGAGGCCGTGGCTTCATGGAACGCCCTCGCCGAGACGTGGTACGTCGCCGCCGACGCCGCCAAGCTGGATGTGTCCTGGTGGGCGGCGTGGCCCTACGGCGGCTACCCGCTCGCCGTCCTCGACAACGCCAGCGGGCCGAATGGGATCAACCAGGAGCGCCCCAATTTCCCCCCGGTCACGCATCACCCCGAGGCGACGCCGTATCGGCGTGGCGTCAACATCGCCGGGCCGGAGTTCGGCAGTCCGACCGCCGCCGCGCCCGGCATCCCCGGCACCGCCTCCGTCGGCGGCGATTACGTCTGGCCGCGCCTGACCGACCTGCAATTCGTCGCGGCACGCGGGATCAAGACCGTGCGCGTCCCGTTCTCGTGGGAACGCATCCAGCCGACGCTCAACGCCGCGCTGAGCGCTGGCGAGCTGGGCCGGATGCAGCAGTTCGTCGCCGACGCGGGCACGGCGGGGATGAGGGTCATCCTCGACTGCCACAACTACTGTCGCTACACGCCGGTCGCGGGCACGACCTACCTGATGCAGCGCACGGGCGGCAGTCTCAACGCCGCGCACCTCACCGACCTCTGGACGCGCCTCGATGCCGTGTTCGGGGGCAATGCGATCGTCGTCGGCTACGACATCCAGAACGAGCCGAACAACCTCGTCGCCGAGACGGGCACGTTCGCGCCGACCGTGCGCTATGACTTTGAGGATGGCACGCTCCAAGGTGCGAGCCAAGCGACGGATTGGGTGCGGAGCAACGACGCTACGCGCGCGCACGGCGGGACGAAGAGCCTGAAGGTCGAGCGATTGAGTCCCCCGCTCAACGGCGGCTTCGACTACTTCGAGATCGAATTCACGGCGCGAGGGTCGGCTAGCGGTGACACGCTGAACGCATTCCTGTACATGGAAACGGTGATCCCCGGCACATGGCAGGCGCAACTGGCCTACAACGCCGGGGCAGGGTGGGTCGTGTCGTCCGGGTTTGACACGATCCAGAAAGGTCTGTGGTACGAGACGCGCCAGCAGTTCGCCGCGCCGATCCCGGCGTCCGGGATCACCCTCTTCCGCGTCCGCGTGCAGGCCAACGATATCGCTGCGGGACAGGCGTTCCGGCTCTGGATCGACGATCTCGGCCAGGGGGCCACGGCGGGGGGGCTGAACGGCAATCAGGTATGGGAGGCGCTCTCGCAGTCGGTCGTGACCGGACTGCGCGGCGCGGGCAGCACCAAAGACCTCTACATCGAGGGCAACGCCTATGCGGGCGCGGCGCGTTGGACGACGCAACACCCGGCGAAGTGGATCGCCGACCCGCTCGGTCCGGGACACTTCTACTACAGCGCGCACCACTACTTCGACCCGGACAACTCCGGCATCTACGGTACGAGCGGGACGTATGCGCTCTCGCTGACCGCCGCGCAGAACGCCGGGTACGCCGCGAACCCGGCGCTGCCGACCAGCGGGAGCACCGGGGGCACCGGGGTCGCGACCGGCAGCGCCGTGCCGGTCGCGACCAAGACGAGCGCCTACACCCTCGTCGCGGCAGACCGGGCGATCCTGGCCGACACGACGAGCGGCGCGTTCACCCTGACGCTCCCCGCACCGAGCGGCGCGACGGGCATCCCCTTCCAGATCAAGCAGAAGGCGGGAAACAATGCGCTCACTGTCGCGACGGCAAGCGGTACGATCGATGGCATTGGCACTTTCGTCTTTCCTGGCGTCAATAGCGCCTACACCTTCATCAGCGATGGCAGCAACTATTACGTCTTCTAGGCGAGGAGCGACGATGGCCTACACACCGAACACCGACCCGCGCCCGCCGTCCAATTTCGTCCGCGCTTACGGGCGGCAATTGATCCTCAAAGGCAAGCCGTGGCGCTTCGTGGGCGCGAATGTCGCCAATGCGGCGGGGTCCGGCCCGGTCGGCGGCGAGCGCCAGTGCGGTCCTTCGATCGTGGACACCGCCGACCTGCGCGGGCGCTTCCGCCGCCTCAGAGAGGCCGGGGCGACCGTTGCGCGGGTGTCGTTCTATCGCGGCTACGTCTACGGCAATGGCACCGTGGCCGACTGGACCGGACTCGACCGCGTTGTGGCGGCGGCGGAGGAATACGGCCTGAAACTGATCTGCACCCTGGAGGATCATTTCGGCTACTGCTTCGGGGACACCGCCAGAACGCCGACCTGGTACGCGACCACCTACGCCGGGACGCCGGACGACGGCTACCCGATCAACTACCGCACGCACGTCGCCAACGTCGTCGGGCGCTACGCCACGCGCACCGGGATCATGGCCTGGGAGTGTATCAACGAGCCGCAGTCGTCGTCGGGGACGGTCCTGCTGCCGTTCATGACCGACATCTGCGCCTACATCAAGTCGCTCGACGCGAACCATCTGGTCGCGCCCGGCGTGGCCGGGCTGGGCGATGCGGGCGTGGGCGTGGCGACGTACCGCGCGATCCACGCGCTGTCCTCGGTGGACCTGCTGACGAGCCACCGCTACGACAGCAACAACGGCGAGAACAATAACGCCCTGGAAGGGACGCCGCTGCGCGAGGTCGCCCCGCTGGACGTGCAACTGTTCACCCAGGACAACGGCTATGCCTTCGTTGGCTACAACTACGGCCAGGCGCTGGCGCGGCGTTGGCAGACGCTCAGCGGGGTCGTGGCGGCGGGCGTCGCCCCGTACCAGCAGTCCGGGATCGTCCTCGCCGGGGGCGGGCGGGCGGCCGCCGACCTGTTCGTCGGGGATGTCTACATCGACGAGTTCCGCGTCGGCACCCGTGTGGACACCTACGAGGCCGTCGCGATCGGCACCACGCCGACCGGGCTGCAATTCGGGGATCGAGTCACGGCGGCGACGGTGCAAGCGTCGCCGGTCGGGGCGAAGGGGGACCGCTGCCTGCGCGTGACGCTCGGGCCGCAGGGGGCGGGGTCGGCGGACGGCTTCCTCCGCACCGGCCCGGACGCGGCCATCGTAGCCGGGGCGGCAATCTCGGCACGCATCTGGGTGGACAGCGACGCGCCGACTGTGCTGGCAGCGGACAGCGTGGCCGCGACCCTCTGGGTGGGCCGCGCGCTCGCCAAGCCGGCCTTCGTGGGCGAGACGGGGATGACGATCCTGTCCGTGATCGGGCACGAGACGGAGACGCGGGACTCGCGGGCGACGAAGCTCGAGCGGAAGATCGCCGCATTCCTCGGCGCGGGCGGCGCGGGCGTCCTGGTGTGGTCATGGACGCCCGACGAAACCGAGCCGCAGAATATCTACGGCGGCGATCCGTTCGTGCCGAGCATGCAACGACTCGCGGCGGCGCTCCAATGAGCGGCACGCTGATGGGCAAGCAGGACAGCGGCACCGCTACCGGCACGTATCTCGCCACGCGCGACTACGCGGGGGGGTAGCAGTGATGGGGCCGCTGACCGCCGCCAGTCATCGCGTCACACTCCTCCGCACGCGGCACATCGCGCTCCTGTGCCGCGTGGCGGCTGGCGACCCGAACAAACTCATCGCGGCGCGGTTCGGATTGGCGCACCAGACCGTACGGGATGAGTTGACGGCGGCGTATCGCATCCTCGGGGTACAGAATCGTACCGCCGCCGTGGTGGCGCTAACCATCGCCGCGCGGCGCGTATGCGCGGCAGGGCATCAGTGAGTGGAGGAGGGGCGATGGCAGCATTACCAGAGGGCTTGATCGACGCGGGCATGTACATGGAAGACGGCAAGGCCATGCAGCGTATCATCATCACCGATCGGTACGCCGAGCAGGTGATCGCGACGTTGCCGCCTGAGCAGCAGGACGAGGCGCGGCGTAACTGGCGGGAAAGCAAGGCACGGAAGGGGAGGGAGGGGCGATGAACTCAATCGATCAGCAGTTGGGACGCTGGCAATGGTGGCGGCGTATGCGTGGTGGACATTGGGAACGCTGGTATTGCCAAGACCCCCTCCATAAGTTCGTTTGGTTGCGCCTCAACGAGTGCATGTTGCCGTGGCGCTGGTGGAGTGGCAGTAGCGAACTGGACTACACATTGTTCGTCGGTGTGCCGTTGCGTGAGGACTGGTAGCCGATGACGACCCTCGCCGTCCTGACCGCGCAGCAACGCGCCGAACGTGCCCGCCTGGAGGCGGACGCCGCCGCGCGTCTCGTCACCGCCTACGGGCAGGCGTGGGACGCGATCAGCCGCGATCTCCGCGCGCTCACGGACGCCATCGAGCAGGCGCAGGCACGCGGCGAGACGATCGATGCGGCGTGGCTCGCGAAAGAGCGACGTTACCGGGCATTGCTCGATCAAGTGGAGGCGCAGATCAACGGGCTGGCGGTGCAAGCGGGCCCGCTGGTCCGGCAGCAGCAGGCGGCGGCGATCGCGGCGGCGGCGAGTCACGCGGAAGCGCTGGCCCGCGCGGCGCTCGGTCCCCCACCGCCCGGCGTGGTCGTGGCGTGGGACCGGGTGCCGGTCGAGGCGTTGCAGCAGCTTGTGGGGGCGCTTGGGGACGGGCAGCCGTTGGGGACGCTCTTGTCAACATTCGGCCCGGACGCCAGGGCGGCGACGTCGGAGGCGCTGACGACGGCGCTGGTGCGTGGGCAGTCGCCCAGGATCGCGGCGAAGGCGCTGGAAGCGGCGGTCGAGGGATTGGGGCGCAATCGGGCGTTGCGACTGGCGCGATCGTCCATGTTGGATGCCTATCGCGATAGCACGTTGGCCGCATACCGACAGAACGATGTGATCACGGCGTATAAACGCATCGCGGCGCACGGACCGAGAACATGTCTGGCCTGTCTCGCGCTGGATGGCAAAATCTACCCGCTCGGTCAGGACTTTGGCCGCCACGCCTCGTGTAGGTGCGCCCTGACGCCCGTAGTTCGCAGTTGGGCGGAACTCGGCTATCCCGGTATCCCCGATGTGCCGCAACCGGAGACGGGGCCGGACTGGTTCGACCGGCAACCGGAGGCGACGCAGCGGCAAATGATCCCCGTGGGCGCGTGGGAACCATTCCAACGCGGCGAGATCGCCCTGAGCGACTTCGTGGAGGAAGGGCGCAACCAGTGGGGTCCATTCACCGTGCAAAGGCCACTACGGGACGTGCTACGCGGCATCGAGGCCGTGGCGGCGGATTAGGCGGAGGATAGCGTGGCGGTGTATGAATTGTGGGAGTGCGAGAGCGCCAACCGCATAGGAGTCTATCAGACCGAAGACGCCGCGCTTGCCGCTGTGCGGGCGCAGCCTGATCACGCGATATGGGAGACGGTCGCGCTGATTCGCCTCACGGACGATCACGAAGACACCCATGAATTGATCGCAGAGGGCCGCGCCTTGGTGGATCGGGCGCTGATCGCGGCGGCGGATGCGGCGGAGAGGGGGCAGGCGTGATTCCCGAGTCGACGCCGCACGTCCTCGCCACAGACGACCCCGCCCGCCCGTTTTGGGAACAGGTGCGCCAGGCGCGCTTGCAGGAGTTGGCCGCGCTCAATCGTCTGCTCGGGTACGAGCCGACGCCGCCCAGGAGGCGGGGCAAGGGGAGCGTGCGGGTGTGGCATAATGAGGAGCAAGAGGGCTATAAGGTGGCGTCTTGATGCTGTGTGCGCGGCACGGGGATGTGCGATGGATACGAGCGACCCGACGATCTGGCGCGGGGCACGTCTCGCTCCCCTTGTGCAGGCGCTACGCCCGATCTTCCCCGCTTCCCGCCCGGCGAACATGGCGAATGAGCGCAATTGGCGTATCCTGCGCGCCGTCGTTGTTGACGGGTTGACCTATGCCGACACCGCTCGGACTTACGGCGGGGGCATCACACAGGCGCGCGTTCACCAGATCGTCGCCAGGGAAGGGCGGAAACTCCTCGCATCGTTGATCGAGCAACACTGAGCACGAGTACGATGCGCGCTCGGCCTAAGATTTCGGCGTAGTACGCTTGCGCGGGCGACCGCGCGGTGGGCGCTCCCGCTTATAGCGCGCGATCTCGCTCGGCAGGAAAAACCAGTCCCGGCCCATCTTGCGCCCGGTGAGCGCGCCGGACAATACCAACTGGCGCACGCGCGACTGCTGCACCCCCAATTCCGCCGCGACTTCCCTGCTGCCCATCAGTCGATCCTCATCCATGTCGGGGAGTCTAACGCATCGTTAGTATTGTAGCGACAGGGGTTGCACTTAGTCTAACGGTGCGTTAGAATTATTGCAGGATACATAGCCAAGGAGGAAGCGCATGGTGGCACAATCACAACCGGAAGAATCGAGTTACGGTCTGACGAAGCTGGCCGGGATCGCCCTGGATGATGTGGGCGGCGATTGGGACAAGGCGATCCTGGTCTTGCGCGCGATGGTGCTGGATGATCGCCCGACATACGAGCGACTGATCGAGCCGATGATCGATGATGGGCTCTGGTCTGCCATCCGCAGCGCGGCGCAGAAACAGCGACAGGCGTTTCGCCGCGCCGCGCATGAGCCGCCCGCGCCGCTCCCGCTCCGTCCCGAACAGGCACACCCGGCACCGCCCAAGGCAAAGAAGGCCGACTATGGCACCCTCGGGATCGTGGCGATGGTGGAGCGGACGTTACATAATTATCCGTTACCGGGCGGCAAGCGCCTCGGCGACGCCACGCCCGCCGACATCCTGGGCGCGGCGAATTACTACCGCCGCATGGAGACGACCAACCGTCACGAGGCACGCTGGTTCGAGTTGATCCACGAAGCGATGCACGACGGGTCGTGCGTCGAGAAAACGATTCCGCACGCCGTGTTGGAGCGACTGCGCCGACAGGCGGATGAGGAATAGCAGATGATTGCGACCACAGAGCCGGTGGTATCCATACTCGACATGTCGCAATCGGGCGGGGACGGCCAGAGGGTCTCTGACAACCATCAGGAGCGTGCCGTCCCCGCCATCCTGCTCGCCGAGATTCAGGAGACGCACCGCCAGCGGCAAGACCTGCTGCGCGCCGAGTTGCGCCTGAACAACCAGATCGAGGCGGTGTATCGCCGCCATACCGGGCTGAAAGCCGAGGAGCGCGCCCGGTTACGCAAGAAGGCATCGAGCGGGGGAAGCCACTATGCGGTTGATGACCAGAGACATGATGCCGATCCCGCAGATGATAGCGAGGCCGGGGGCGATCAGTTGATCGTTGTCACCCAAGCTGAGGATATCGCCCCCGACCTCGCACAATTCCTCCACGCCGAGTCCGTTGCCGCGCTCCACACCGCGCCGCTCCTGGACGCGCGCAAGTTGCTGGAAGCCAGTCGCAAGCCGTTAGAGAAGCGTATGGAACTCCTCGCGCGCGAGTTACCCGTTTGGCCGTGGGTCGAGGGCGTGCGCGGCATCGGCCCGCTCGGCCTCGCCCAGATCGTCGGCGAGTGCGGCGACCTGAGCAACTATGCCAACCCGGCGAAAGTCTGGAAGCGCATGGGGCTGGCGCTGATCAACGGCGAGCGCCAAGGCAAGCGCACCGATCCCGAGGAAGCCGCGTTGCACGGCTACAGCCCGTCGCGGCGATCCACGATGTACGTGATCGCCACATTCCTGATGATGAATAACCGCGACGGCGAGTACCGCACCTACTATCTGGCGGAGAAGGAGCGTCAGCGGGAGAAGCTGCCCGACGCGCCGAACGTCCATGTAGACAACCGCGCGCGGCGACACTTAGCGAAGCGTCTGTTGCGCGATCTGTGGCGAGCGTGGCACGGGCCAGGCAGTATGTGTTACCCATAGCCCCGGTGCCCGACCACGCCGCCACAGATCGCGCAGATGGACGCCGCTTGACATAGCGGAAGGTTTAGCCCTAAACTAACAGCAGTATCGAAATAGGCACCGCGTCGCAGCGACGTAGCGCCCCGATTGTCCGCAGCACCGAGCGTGCCGCGCGACAGCGGGGCGCTTTTTCTGTTGCCCGACGCGGGATGACACGGCGCGATGCCGTCGCAAGGGGGGCGTGATGCCTGACCAGCAGCAGGACGAACAGGGCGACGAGCAGCAGCAGGGCGACCAGTCGCAGCGTACCGCCGACGCGGGAGGCGACGACGGCAACGATGTGACCAAGCTCAAAGCGGCGCTCGACAAGGAGCGCCAGCGCGCGCGCGATCTGGAAAAAGAGGTCAAACCGCTCCGCACGTTCAAGTCCGAGCGCGAGCGCACCGAGAAGGAGCGCCAGGACGCCGAACGCTCCGAGATCGAGCGGCGTGACGCGCGGATCGCGGAGATCGAGGGCCAGTTGACCCAGGCGCAGCAGCGCGAGCGGTCCTATTCACTGCGCGACGCGATCGAGGAGACGGTGAATGCCGCCGATTTCGCCCATGCGCCGCGCGTCTCGCCCGCCCGCCTGATTCGCCTGCTGGACCTGGGCGACGACGACTGGGACGGCGACCAGCCCCGCAACGTCAAGGCGCTGCTCGTCAAGCTCCAGAAGGCCGAGCCCGATCTCTTCGTCGCCAAGAGCCGCCGCACCGGGAGCGCCGACGCGGGCGAGGGCGGACGGGAGACGATCGCGGCATCCATGAACGACCGCATCCGGGCGATGGCCGGGCGCGGGCAAATCTGATCCGGCGCGCGATCCGTCGTGGCTCGTCGCGCCCCACCGAAAGAGGGTAATCCACGATGGCTTTCAACAATGTGATCTCCCGTACCGACGAGCAGGCACTGATCCCCGAGGAAGTGGCGGCCGGGGTGATCAGTCGCGTCGTGCAGCAATCCGCCGCGCTGACCATGTTTCGTCGCATCCCCGTCTCGCGCGCCCAGGTCCGCATCCCGATCGTGTCCGCCCTCCCGACCGCCTACTTCGTCACGGGCGACACGGGGCTCAAGCAGACCACGGAAGTGAACTGGACCAATCGCTACCTCAATATCGAGGAGATCGCGGCGATCGTCCCGATCCCGGAGGCGGTCATCAACGACACCGCATTCGACGTGTGGGGCGAGATCCAGCCGCTCCTTGCGGAGGCGATCGGGCGCACGTTCGACGCGGCGGTCTTCTTCGGCACCAACGCCCCGGCATCCTACCCGGTCGGCATCAACGCGGCGGCGGCGGCGGCGGGGAACAGCTTCACCGAGGCCAGCCTCGCGGCGGCGGGCGCATTCTTCGGCGACCTGGACGCCGCCATCGCGCTCTTGGAGTCCGATGGCTACGAACCGACCGGCTACGTGGCCGCGATGAGCGCAAAGGGTCGATTCCGCGCCGCGCGTAGCACGCAGGGCGAGCGCCTGGACGAGAACCGCCTCGCGCCCGACCTGAACATGGTCGATGGCTCCCCGATCGCCTATCCGATGCGCGGGCTGTTCCCGACTGGCGGCGTGGCGGGCACGAATGTCCGGTTGATGGCGATGGAGCGCGAGCAGTTCATCGTCGGCGTGCGCCAGGACATCACCTACAAGCTGCTCGATCAGGCGGTCATCCAGGATAACACCGGGGCCATTGTCTATAACCTGGCGCAGCAAGATATGGTCGCCATGCGGGTCGTCTTCCGCGCCGGCTGGCAGGTCTCGAACGTGATCTCGTACGACCAGCAGATCGAAGCCAACCGATTTCCAGCGGCAGTTTTACGCTATTGAGTACCCCACCTCTGGTGGGTTAACGGAACGCGGAGGTTACACCTATGGCCGAGAATCAGGACGAACAGCCCAAGGTCGAGTCTGTGGCGAAGCAGACCAAGCAGTCCGATGCGGCAGACGCCGCCGTGCAGGCTCAGGTCGATCACGAGCAGGATCAGGGCTATCGGGGCGACAAAACTGATCCCACGCCCAATTCTGCGTATACCGTCCAGGGTGTAGTTAGTGGGGAGCCGACACCCGAAACCGACCCGGCAGCCGCCGTCGAGTCCGGGAGCACCCGGTTCAGCGGTATCAAGCGCGACTGACGCCGTACCCGACGGCATGACCGGCACCAGAAAGGGCGAGATCGACCATGAGCGCGGCCCCGCTGACGCAGACCCTGACCCAGGAGGCCCCGACTGTCGCTCAGGCGGTGGATGGCGTGGTGGTGATCGGGCGTGCCCCGTTCGCCGGGACGATCGCCGGTGTCACCTATACCGCCCCGGTCGCCGTGACCGGGGCGGTGACGGATACTCGCACGCTCAGCGTGCAGAACAAGGGTCAGGCCGGGAGCGGCACCACCGTCGCCGCCTCGCTGGCACTGGCGGCGGGCGTCAACCTCGTGGCGTTCGACGAGCGGGCGCTCGCCCTCTCGGGCACCCCGGCGAACGTCGCCGTGGCCGAGGGCGACATCATCGAGTGGCTGTCCACCCACAACGGGGCGGGCGTCGCCGATCCGGGTGGCCTAGTGTCCATCGTCTTCACACGCAGCTAGGCACGGGGGCACGGTGGACATCGCGGTCGCGCGGGCGAGGCTCGAACGGATGGTGCGTTGGGATGCCGCGCCGACGCTCACGAGCGCGGAGATCGATGACTTGATGCTGCTGGCCCGCACGACCGACCTCAACGGCTACGAGCCCTACGACGTGTGGGCACCGCTGACCGTCTACCCGGCGGCGGCGGTGTACACGCGCCACGTCGATGACCTGATCTACCCGGCCCCGATGGCGCGCGTCCCGACCATCTCCAACGGGCATCTCTACACCGTGCGCGTGGCGGGAACGAGCGGCACGACCGAGCCGACCTGGCCGATCGCCGTGGGCGGTGAGGTGGTCAACGGCTCGGTGACATGGCGCGAGAGTGGGCGCTACCTGTGGACGCCGACCTTCGCGCTCAACCGCGCGGCGGCGGAGGGCTGGCGCTGGAAAGCGGGCAAGGTGGTCGATCAGTACGCGGTCGGACTCGGCACCGGCAAGACGTTCGCGCGCGACCAGCAATACAAGATGTGCATGGAGCAGGCGGCGGCGTTCGGCGGTCCGGGCGGCGGGTTCGGTTCGGTCAGATTGGCCGGTCGCGGGTCGGGGAGGCTGCACTGATGGGCATCATGTCGAGCGCCGAGATCGCGGCGTTCCGCGCGCTCGAAGCGAGACTGCTCTACCACGACACCTACGCGGTGGTCCGGGCGACCGCCGTGAGCGACGGCGCGGGCGGCACGACCACGACCGAGGCGACAGTGGAGTCCGGGGGCTGCGACCTGACGGCGATCCCGCGCCTGCCGCGCGAGGCGGCCGAGGGTGGCAGGCTGGTGTCGGACACCAACTATTACGTCACGCTATCCGCCGCGAGCATCGTCACCGCCAGCGATCGCCTCGTGATCAACGGTGCGCGCACGTTCGAGGTGGTGGGCATCGATCGCGACGGTTTCCTGGCGATCGACACGCGCGCCGTATGCCGCGAAATATTCTAGGAGGATTGGCGATGGCCTCGTTACTGGTGATCGAGCACAAGGACGGCAGGACGTTCGCGGTGAGCGCGGCGGATTTCCGCAAGACCTACGAGGAGCAGGGCTTCAAGGTACTCCGTCACGAGGATGGTAGCCCCTTCGAACCGCCCGCCAAGCACGCCGAGAAGGCCGCAGGCAAGCCGAAAGGCGCCGACACAGACAAGGGGTAGACAGCGATGGCAGGCATGATCAGCGTCTCCATCCTTAGCAATCGACTACCGTCCATCGCGGCGCAGTTGCCCGGTGCGGTGCGCGCGGTCATCGGCAAGACCGTTAGCGACGTGGAATCGGGCGCGAAATCACGCGCGGCGGTGGACACCGGGGCCATGAGGAACAGCATCCAGGGGCACATAACCGGCGACGCAAGCGGCGAGGTGTCGGTGGGTGCTGAGTACGGCATCTATCAGGAATACGGCACGCACAAGATGCCCGCCCATCCGTTCATGCACCCCGCAGCCGACGCCGCGCGACCCGGCTTCGAGGCGGCGGTCGCCGCGCTGGTGAGCAAAATCTGATGAGTGAGACGGCGCGGGTGCGGGCCTTCATCTACACCACGCTCACCACCGATCCGACCCTCGCGGGGCTGATCGGGAATCGCGCCTATCACGGGGTCGCCCCGGCGGCGGCGCAGTACCCGTTCGTCGCCTTCCAGATGCTCAGCGCCGGGAACGACCTCCTGGGCGTCGGGACGGCCCGCATCTGGGCCGCGCCGCTCTTCATCATCAAGGCGGTCTGCAAGGGCAGCAGCACCGGCCCGGTCGAGCCGATCGCCAATCGTATCGATCAGTTGCTCCACTCCGCTGCTGGCACGGTGACCAATGGTGTCATCTGGGAATGTGTGCGCGAGCGCCCATTCGACCTCCCGACGAATGAGAACGGGGTGGTATTCCAACAGTTGGGCGGCGAGTACAGATTTCTAGCGAGTCAAGTCTGAGGATCGTTGAGGGGCAACCCGCCCGGTTGTGTCAGTGCGACACGAAGGGGCTGACGGGGGCCGGGATGACCACAAGCGAAGGAGCGTGCGCCATGCGCGACCAGTCTGCCAACCCTGCCCTGCCGCGTGCCCCGGATACCGGGGAGCGGGCGGGGCTTCGTGTTGTCGGGACGGCTGGCCGGGATGGCGTGCGCTGCCCGAACCCGAAGTGCCGCAAGAAGCTCGCAGAAGACCTGGCGGGCACGCTCGTGATGACGTGTCGCTACTGCAATCAGCGGGTCACGATCACCTGCTGACGACACCCACAAATCAGTGTGGCCAGTGCCCGGAGCTTGCTCCCTCGTGTGGCGGGTGCCCTTTGTAAGCAAAGGAGCATCGAGTCATGCCAGAGCGCAGCACAATTTCCCAGGTCGTGCAGATCGGCGTCGAGTCGGTGGAATCCACGGCGGTTCCATGCAACAAACTCTTGCAGGCGTTGTCGATCGCGCCGCACCTCAACGCCCAGACCGCCGACTTCCGCCCGATGGGCAACAAATACCGCACGCTGATCATCCCCGGCAAGGAGTGGGTCGAGGCCGACCTGTCCGGTCAGGCGGTGTTCGACGAGATCCAGTACCCGCTCTCCAGCTTGCTCGGGGCGTCCGTGGACACCGTGAGCGGCGTAACCGGGCAGCAGCACGTCTTCACGCCCAACAGCACCGCCCAGGACGCCGCCGTGTCGTTCACCGTGGAGCAGGGGTCGGTGGTGCGCGCCCACCGCTTCACGGGCGGCGTCGTCTCGACGCTCGACATGGAGTTCACGCGCGACGCGATCGACCTCAAGGGCAAGATGGTTGGCACCGGCTTCACGGACGGCGCGACCCTCACCGCCGCGCCGTCCGCGATCCCGCTGGTGCCGATGCTCCCCGCGCAGGTCAACGTCTACCTCGACCCCACCAGCGCCGCGCTGGGCACCACCAAGTTCCTGCGCGCCTTGAAGGTCGGGTTCAGCCTCAGCGACAAGTACGGGCCGCTGTGGACGCTCAACAGCGCCGTGACTGGCTACGCCGCGCGCGTCGAGACCGAGCCGAAGGCCAAGGGACACCTGATGGTCGAGGCCGACGCGGCGGGGATGGGTCTGCTCGCGGTCCTGCGGGCGGGCGCGACGCGCTTCCTGCGGATCGAGGTGCTCTCCACGCAGGCCATCGGCGCGGGCCCGGCGACCTACTCGGCCAAGTTCGATCTCGCGATCAAGTTCGACGCCTGGAACAAATTCGACGACGCGGGGGGAACGTACGCAGTCGACATCCCCTTCACCATCGTCCACGACGGCGGCTGGGGCAAGGCGCTGCAAACGACGCTGATCAACTCATTGGCGACACTGTAAGCGACGCGCGGCGGGCGGCACGGCGCTGCCCGCCGCAGCGGATAGCGGAGACGGAGAGGGACGGACATGGCGGACCTGGCGCAGATTATCAGTATGCGCGTGCCGGTCGAGTTCGACTGGCACGGCACCAAGATCGAGATCGCGTATCGCCCCTACTCGGAGCGCATCGAGAAGGAAGTCAAGGGCGGCGAGGACTGGACGCAGGACACCATGAAGGCGCTCGTGCTGCGCGTGGCGCTCGACTGGAACATTACCAGCGGCGGCAAGCCTGCCCCGATCGACCTGGACACGCTGGAACAGTTGCCGACCGATCTGCAACTGGCGCTCTTCTACGCGGTCCTCAACGACCTGCGAAACCCTACGCTGCCGAACGTGACCTCCGGCGCTATTTAGCGACGCAGGGGGCGATGGGCGCGGTCCCCGAGACGTACCCGTGGGTCCGCGCCGCCAAGTATCTCGGTGTGCCGGTCTGGGCGCTCATCGAGCGGGATGATGGACGCTGGTGGGCCGCGCAGGCGGTCGCGCTGGAAAATGCCGAGTCATTGGCGCAGCAGGATCGGGACAAGCTGCATCGGCAGCGGTAGGAGGTGCCACAATGCGGACCATGATCTGCCCGCGCTGTGGGCAACCGATACCGCCCGAAGCCGAGCGCAAGCCGTTGGCCCACCCCGATGGCTGCCATCCGGTCGTCAAGGTGGCGCACCGCAAGGCCGATGGCAAGTGGTGCGCGGTGGTCATCGCGCCGGTCGAGGAGGACGCAGCGGGGGCGGGCTAATTAGCCCGCCCCCTTCGTTGTGTGCCGCCGTGGTGTGCGCTCAGTGGACGTGGCGATCATCGACGGGCATCCAGGTGTCGATGATCGCCTTGGGGGTGAAGGCTTCGTTGTCGTGCATGTGCGAGGTGGCCGCGCCGACCGCCGCGCCTTTCGCCCGGCCCGGTAGAGTTGGCGGGCCGACAGCCAGCGCACCGCCAGCATCGCCGGGGTCGCCTCCCACGCCGCGAGGATATGATCTTCGTGCCAACAGGACCGCCCGCAATCCGCGCCCTTGCAGTCGCAGAAGATCGCGCCGGTCGCGGTGTCGAGGGAGACGGTATTGACGCGGGTCGCGTCGTGGCGGGAGCGGGCGGTGCAGCGCGCGGCGTAGGCTGCCCCGTCTCCTACACAACAGAATGCCCCCGCCTCTCCGTGAGGCGGGGGCATTCTGCTATGCGCGGCATCGAGACGAATCAACCGGTGCGACGGTGCGGCGCGGCGGGCGAGTTCGGACGATCCCAGGCGGCGTTCACCAGGCGCGTCCAGAGGCGCGGCGGGTTGAGCGGGCCTCCGGTCAGGCGACCGGCGAGATAGGCGAGCAGGGCGCCGAGTGCCGCCGCCGCCGCGCTCCACCATCGCCCCTCGCTGATAGCGGAAACCCCCAAGTACACGATGACCATCCCCCACACGATCAGGAATAGGACGCTCAGGAGGAAGGCGATCCGCGCGGCGTAGATGACGAACGCCATGCGCGGCGCGTGTTCGAGGGGCAACAATTGCGGGTCGTGCGCTCGATTGTGTGCTTGCCGGTCAATCACGGCGATCTCCTTGCCCGACGGATTTGAACCGTCGATAGGCGACGCGGACATCGAGGGAGACATAGAACGCGATCGTAGCGAACGTCCCGCCCGTCGTCAGCACTTCCGTCGCCACCACAAACCACTCGTTCAGACCGTGGAGTTGGAAGTGCGCCCGGAACCACTCGAACGCGGCCAGGATCGGGACGATCACCGCCAGCATCGCCACGTCGAGCGCGACCGAGGCGACGAAGCGGATACGCGCACGGGCCATGTCGGCCAGTTCGACGCGCAGGGGCGGTTCCGCCTCGGGTCCGCGCCCCTCGGGCGGCTGCATCTCACTCACAGTGTACCTCATGCGCGAGCGATCCAGCAGTGGCCCAGGACCGTCGGGGGAGAGCCCACGCAGTATACCCGATCGATGGAGCGCCCCCGCTGCTAACTGCTATACTCCCCGCCCTGTCGCTAAGGCGGGGAGTTGTTGGTGCCTAGCGCGCCATCTCCCACAACGAAGCAGCGCCCCCGGCACCAGAGCGGTGCCGGGGGCGTCTTCGCTTTTCTAACTATGGGCCGACTGTAACCTTCTTGATCTCAACGTTGAATGCTTCAAGCAGGGTCTTGGCTTGCGCGAAGTAGGTGCTGGACTGCGACCCCTGTGCCAGGAAATCGATATACCCGTTGAGTGCGGCGTCCATGTACGACACCAGCAACGTTTTCGCGAACCCACCACATGTCGGCACGGATAGCGCGGCGGTCTCCCTGCGTATACGCTGGAGATTTTGGATTTGCGAGGCGAGCGCGACGCGCGGCGTGCTGCTCGCAAGTTGGTTCGCGTCGTCCCATTCCTGCGCTTTCGGCTGAATAGCGTTGAGGAGACGTTGCGCGTCGGCGTTGGAGCAGCGCCCTAGGGGAGTCGGAGTCGGCGGAATTGGCGCATGTGCCTTTCCGCACGCGGCCCATAGCCCGAGTTTCTGCGACTGCGCGGACTTTTGTGCCGCCGTCATGTCCGCCTGATAGCGCACGTTAGGGGCAGAACTATACACGGCGGCCAATCCACCCTTGGCCATTTCAAGGTTGACTTGTCGGCGGACGCCATCCTCACCCCAGACCCACACATAGCGCAATAATCGCCCGCCTTGGTCTTTATCGAGGGTGTCCGCTTCTAGTTCTACCGTCCGGCCTTGTAAGAGTGCAGTGGTTCGAGCGGCGGACTCCGCACCGTAACATTCAGTAGCTACAGGGGCATCGACGCCGATCAGCAATACGGAGGCGTTAGTATTGTCGGGAAGTCGTACGGTGATGGTCGCTCCATCAATCACAGAGACAAGCTGACTCATGACAATGGTTGGTGCTGGGGGTGTGGTAGCTGTCGCGGTCGCGGGGATCGCTGTCTTGGTAGGGGGCGGTATCGTTGCGCTCGCTGTCGAGGTTGGCGGCACCGACGTGCTTGTCGCCGGTGGCGGTGCTGTTGTCGGCGTGTTAGGTAGCGCGATAGCGGCTGTGATGGTCGATGTGCTCGTCGATTGAATCGTGGCGGTACTCGTTGCGGTTGATACCACTACAGTTGCTGCTATTCCTGCGATCGTAGTGCCGCCAGTTGTCGGAGTGGCTTTTCCGCCGCTGCGAGCACCGATCACTGCGAGGATCGTGGTACAAGTGATCAAGAGCGCGACCACTCCGCCACAACCAAAGAGTAACCATCGCCGCCGATTACTTCGCGCCACTTCACCCCTCCTTCTGCCACTTGACGACAACCGTGGCGTACTCTACCATAGCTACGTGCTTTGAGCGCATCCACAGAGATGCCGGGCATCCCCTTCGGGGGGTGGTTCGGTGTCTCTTTTTTGTGGATGCGCGATGCCCGACGTTGCCGATCTCCGCGTAAAAATATCGTTGGACGGCGCTGATAAGGTCGCTTCTGGATTGAAGCAGGCCGACAGCGGTGTGTCCTCGTTCGCGTCCAATGCCGGGAAGCTCGGCGGGGCGGTGGGGAGCGTCGCCACGCAGTTCGCCGCATTCGGCGTGGTGGCGGGCGGCGCGGTCGTGGCGGGACTCGGTGCGGCGATCGCCAAGGCCAGCGATTTCGAGGCGGGGATGTCCCGCGTCAAGGCGGCGGCGAACGCCAGTTCATCGGAAATGGCCGCACTCGGCGCGGCGGCGATCCAGTTGGGCGCGGATACCGATCTCGCCGGGATCGGCGCGAAAGACGCCGCGACCGCGATGGAGGAATTAGCCAAGGGCGGCGTCTCCGTCTCCGATCAACTCGGCGGCGCGACCAAGGGCGCGCTCTTACTCGCCTCGGCGGGCAGCATCAGCGTGGCCGACGCGGCGGGCCTCGCCACCAAGTCCATGAATATCTTCGGCCTCGCGGGGACGGATGTGGCGCACGTCGCCGACCTCCTGAGCGCCGGTGCCAACAAGAGCGCGACGGACGTGGGACAACTCGGCCAGGCGTTCAATCAGAGCGCCGCAGTCGCCAAGAACGCGGGCCTCGACATCGAGACGCTGACCGGCACGCTCGCCTTTTTCGCCCAGCGCGGGATGGAAGGGTCCGACGCCGGTACGTCCCTCAAAACCGCACTACTCGCCCTGCAAGCGCCGACCGACGTGGCCGCCAAGACGATGGCCGATCTCGGCATCAACGTGCGCGACTCCGAGGGGCACATGCTCCCGATGGCGGACATCGCGGACGTGCTCAAAGATCGGCTGTCCGGCTTGTCCGACGCGCAAAGAGATATGGCGCTCAAAACGATATTTGGCAATGACGCTATCAGGGTTGGGATCGGGTTATTTGAGGGTGGTGGGTCGGCGATCCGCGACTGGACCGCCAAAGTCAATGACGCGGGCAACGCGGCGATCACCGGGGCGACGATCAACGACAACCTCAAAGGCAGCCTGAGCCAGCTCGGCGCGGTCCTCGAAACGGGCGCGATCCAGTTCGGCGGCAAGCTGACGCCGATCATCCGTACCGCGACCGACGAGATGGCCAAATTCATCCAGGGTGTGATGGATTCCCCACGGGCGCAGGCGGCGTTCGACTCGTTCGCCACCTCGGCCAGCACGGCGCTGACCGCATTCTTCGCCAAGGTGAAGGACCCCGCATTTCAGGACTCCGCCAAACAGTGGGCGACCGCCGCGCTCGATGTGGGTCGCGCGGTGGTCACGCTCGGTCAGGATGTGGCGAACGTCCTCGGCCCGCCGCTGCGCGAGGCGGTGACGTGGTTCAACGGCCTCGATCAGGCGGGCAAAGAGCAGGTCATCTCCTTCGGGCTGGTGGCGGCGTCGGCGGTCAAGTTCCGCGACGAACTCGGCACGGTCAAGAGCGTGGTCGAGGATGTGATCAAATCCTTCGCCGCGAAGGAGGCGGCGAAGACGAGCCTGACGGCGGCGAACAAGCTCCTGGCGGGGAGCGCGGGCGGCACCTCGACCGCGCTGAAGGTGGTCGGCGTGGCGGCGCTCGACGCGGGCGTGGTGATCGCCGGGACCGCCGCCCTCGCCTACCTCGGCATGAAAGCCGTGGGCGAGTACGGCAAGGCAAACCAGGATGTAGCCTCCTCGACTCGCTACGCCACCGAGCAGGAGGCGCTGAAGCAGGTGGCGCTCGCCAACAGCGGCAGCGCCTACCTCGACGTGATCGGCCCGTTCAAGTCCTTCGTCGCCGTGCAGGACGAGTGGACGCGCGGCACGCAGACGGCGAACCAGGAGTGGGACACCTACGTGGCGTCCTTGCGCGCAAGCGGCGACGCCTACGACGCCCAACTCGGCGGGCTGCTGCGCCTCTCCACGGGGGTCACGGGGACCACGGGCGTCATGCCCGCCTTCTCGTCCGCGATGCAAGCGTCGGGGTATGAACTCGGCAACGCGGGCAATCAGGGCGCGGGTTTCAACAACACCCTCGTGGGCCTCTCTTCCGCCGCCAACAGTCTCGCCGCGACCCTCCCGCCGGTGGGCGCGGGCCTCGGGACCGCCGCGACCGCGATGGGCGATGTCGCCACGAACAGCACGGCGATGGGCGGCGGACTGGCGAGCGCCGCCGCCAATCTCGGCGCGGTGCAGGCCAATAGCATCGGCGTGGGTGCGGGGCTGGCGGGCGCGGCGGTCGCGATGGGTGATATCGCCACCAACAGCACGGCGATGGGTGCGGGACTCAATGCCGCCGCGGTCAGTCTCGGTGCGGTGGCGATCGCCGGGGATAGCGCCATCGGCAGTCTCGCCGGTACGACCGCCGCGTTCGGCGGGACCGGGCTCGCGGCGGGCGCGTTCGCATCCAGCGTCGCCACTGCGCAAGCGATGCTGGACAACTACGATACCGCGTTGCAGGGGCTCAATCAGGAGCACAGCCACACGGCGGGCTATCTCAGCATCCTGCAAGGCGAATGGGACAAGCTCAACGTCGCCACGCAGAATGGGTCGAATGTCACCGCCGAACAGGCGGCGCGTTACGCCGAACTCGCGCCGCTGATCGGCTATCTGAACGCGGTTCAGGGCGAGAATGCCACCCAGACCGTCGCCACCGCACAGGCGGGCGTCTTGCAGATGCAAGCGCTCGAACAGACGAAAAGTGCGGCGACGGAGGCCGCTGCATCGCTGACCGCGATACCCACGGCGGTCACGACCAACGTGAGCGCGCCGGGTGCGGCGACGGCGGGCACGGACATCGCGGCAGTCGCCACGGCGGCCACGACGGTGCCGCCAACCGCGACCACCACCGTCAGCGCGCCGGGCGCGCTCGGTTCGGCGCAGGAGATCGGCGCACATGCCGCCGCCGCGCTCGCGGTCCCTCAGTCAGCCACCACAAGCGTGACCGCACCGGGGGCGTTGGGGTCGGCGGTGTCGATCGGTGCCGTCACCGCCGCCGCGCTCGCGGTGCCCAGTGCCACCACCACCACGTCATCGACGGTCAATACCGCGCAGTCGGCGGGGCAGATCGCGGGCGTCTCCACCGCCATCGCGCTGGTCCCGAAGTCGTTCACGGTCACAGCGCACGTGGACGTTTCCGGCGCTCTGGCCAATATCGCCACGCTGCGCGCCAATATGCCGTCGTCCCCGGCAAAGGAGGGGCCTTTTAAGACCCTCCCGAATTGGCAGTGGGTGTTCAGCAACTTCGCCGAGGGCGTGACCGGCGCGCTCGCCGAGGTGAACCGACTCGGCGGGGGCATCAGCGACACGGTGGCGGCGGGGGCGAAGCGCACCGCCGAGATCATGGGCTCGCTCGCCACCACGATCAAGAGCGGCATGGAGGCGATCACCGGACTGGCGGCGTTCAAACCCGCCACGATGGCCCCCACGGACGCGCAACGGGGCGGCTTCATGGCCGCGCTGACGCCGCTGCTCGCGGACCTGACCGCCGCGACGACCATGTACAGCGAGGAGTCGGCCAAGGTCGCCGCGCGCTGGGCCGACACGAGCGGCAAGCTGCTCGGCGTGGTCAAGACCGGACTCGACGCGCTCGCGGGGCTGGTGACGTTCGTCGCCCCGGCCCAGGCCAATATCGCGGCGTTCAAGTCCGCCACGGAAAGCCTCGTCACCAGCCTCGGCGACAGCGCGGCGGTCATGGACGCCGATTTCGTGGCGAATGCCGGGGTCTGGGCGGGGGGGGCCGGGAAGAGCCTCGCCATCGTCAAGGCGGGCGCGGACGGCTTGCGGGCGCTGATCGATTTCGTCGCGCCCTCGCAGGCCAATATCGGGGCGTTCAAATTCGCCACGGAATTCCTCGTGCAGAGCCTGGGCGATAGTGCGGCGGTGATGGATGGCACGTTCGCGGCCAATGCGGGCGTCTGGGCGACCGGGGCGGGCAAGGCGCTCGGCATCCTCAAAGCGGGCGTGGATGGTTTCGCGGCGCTCGCCACGTTCGTCGCACCAAGTCAGACGGCGATCGGGGCGTTCAAATTCGCCACCGAGTTCCTGGTCCAGAGCATCGCCGACACGGCGACGGCGATGGACGCCAAGGCGGTCGCGGCGGCGGCGACGTGGAGCGACGGGGCGGGCAAGGTGCTCGCCGTGATCAAGGTCGGGGTGGACGGGCTGACCGCCCTGGCGGCGTTCGTCGCGCCCGCCCCCGCCGCGATCGACGCCTTCGCCGTGGCGGTCGGGCAGATCGTCGCCCGTTTCGCGGAAGCCGCGCAGCGGATCGGCACCGAGGGAGTCGCGGCGGCGGGCGCGTTCGGCACCAGCGCCAAACTGGCGGTTGACACGATCAAGACCGGCCTCGACGCCTTCAAATCGTTCAAGGACATGGTGATCCCCTCGGCGGGCGCGATCGATGAACTGGTCGCGGCGGTCTCCTACATCGTCGGGCGTTTCCGCGACATGGCCGACGCGATGGGGCACGACGCGCTCGCCAAGGCCCAGGATTTCGGCAGGGCGGTCGAGGGGACCGCCAAATCGTTGCAGACCGCGATCGGCACCTTCAAGAGCCTCACCGAAGCGCCGTTCAAGGGGGCGATGACGAAGATCATGGTCGAGTTCAACGGCGACCTCGACGTGGCGCTCGCCATGATGATCGAGGCGCATGGCAATGCCGCGCAGTTCGAGACCGAAGCGCGCATGTACAAAGAGGCCATGCTGAACGCGGCGACCTCGATCGCGGCGGGGAACGCCGCGCTTGCCAACGCCGCGCTACCGGGCAACAGCCTCGGCAAGGATATGACGCGGGCGGGCGCGAACCTCGGCGACAGCCTGGCGCAGGGCGTCCGCGAGACGTTGCAGATCAAGTCGCCGTCGCAGGTGATGGCGACTATCGGCGGTCATGTCGTGGCGGGACTGGTGTCCGGCATGGATGCCACCGCGCAGGACGCGGCGAAGAAGGCCGCCGACGTGGCGAAGGGGATCGCGGACGCGGTGACGGCCACGCTCGGCGCGATGAAGGCGCTCGGTGGCCTCAGCCTCTCGGCGCTCCCTTCGGGCGGCCAGGTGGGTGCGTTTGTCGCCTTCACCGGACAGCTCGTCACGGCGCTGTCAGGGGCGGCGGCGAGCCTGACCACGACCGCGCTCGACGCGGCCAGCAAGTACGCCGAGGGGGCCAGCAAGGTCGTCGCGCTCGTCGGCAGCGGCGTGGATGCGCTCGGCAAGCTGGCGACGGTGGCACTGCCCGCGACCACGGCGGTCTACGCCCTCGATCGTCTGATCCGGGCGGCGGTGAACGATTTCGCCGTGATCGCGGAGCAGGTCGGCGCGGAGATGCTGACGCGCGCGACCGACTTCGCGGGCGGGGCCGGCACGGTCGCCGAAGCGGTCGGCAAGGGCGCGGACGCGCTCGGGAAGCTCGCGACGGTCGCGCTCCCGGCCAACGCCGCGATCTACGCCTTCGGCAAGGCGCTCTATCTGATCGTGCAGGACTTCGCGACCATCGCGGATACGGTGACCGCCGACATGCTCGCCCGTGCGGCGGGTTTCGCGGAAGGGGCGGGCAAGGTCGCCGAGACGGTCGGCAAGGGCGTGGATGCCTTCACCAAACTCGCGACCTATGTCGCGCCCCTCCCCGCGACGATCTACGACTTCGGCAAGACGATCCGCATCGTCGTGGCCGATTTCGCGGCGATCGCCGAGATGGTGGGCAGCAACGCGGCCACGAGCGCCGGGCAGTTCGCCGACGCGGCCGGCAAGGTCGTCGGCATCCTCGGCAACGGCGTGGACGGCTTCACCAAACTCGCCACCTACAAGGGCATCGCCGATACGCTGATCGCCCCGTTCGTGGAGACGGTGCGGACCCTCGTCGCGGCCATCGGGCAGGCAGCGGCGCAGTTCACCACCGAGGGGCTGACTCTGGCGGGGCAGTTCGCGGACGCCGCTTCTAAGGGCGTCGGGATACTGAGCAACGGCGTGGACGGTTTCACGAAGCTGGCGACCTACAAGGGGGTGGGCGACGCGGCGATCGGGGCGTTCGTCGCCACGGTAACGACCCTGGTGCGCGGCATCGGGGCGGCGAGTACACAGTTCACGAGCGACGGGCTGAAACTCTCGGGGGACTTCGCGGACGCCGCCTCGAAGGCCGTGGGCATCCTCGGCGCGGGCGTGACGGGCTTCGCCTCCCTCGCCACGTTCGTCGGCCCCACGCAGGCGACGATAGACGCCTTCCTCGCCACGGTGCGCTACACCGTCGCACGCTTCGGTGAGATGGCGACGATCCTCGACGCGGACGGCACGAAGGCGACGGCGGCGTTCGCCGACGCGGCGGGCAAGGCGCTGGGCGCGGTCGGGGCCGGGGTCACCGCATTCAAGGACATGGCGACCCTGGTGCTGCCCGTACCCGCCGCGATCGACGATCTGGTCAACACCATCCGCTACGCGGTGGGCCAGGTCGCGGCGGCGGCGGGGCTGGTCGGAGGGGACACGCTCGCCGCCGCGACCGCGTTCGGCACGGCGGCGAGCGGGGTCTTCGCGGCGCTGAAAAGCGGGCTCGATCTCTTCACCGCGCTCGGCAAACTGGACGGGCCGGTGACGACCGCCTGGTTACAGCCGCTGGTGGACCTGATGGGCGGGGTGCTGACGCGCAGCGCGACCCTGGTCACGCAGGCGCAGCAACTCCGCTCCGACGCCGACATCTTCGCCGCCACGCTGGGGCAGGCGTTCGCGGGCTTCACCAACGCGGGCGCGGGACTCGGCGGGTTCGGCGCGGGACCGGCCCTCGGTTCCCCGGTCCCCCTCGCGGCGGCGAATGGCGGGGGCGGGGGCGGCGGGGGCACGACCAATGTCTACGTGACGATAACGGGCAACACCATCCTCTCGGACGACCCGGCCACGGCGGACGCCCTCGCGCGCCTGCTGAAGCCGCGCCTCGCCCAGGTCGGGGGGTACTGACATGCCGGTACCTGGTTTGGTTTATGAAGTCGGGGTGGCCTGGGATAGCGCGCAGACGGGCGTGTGGGCGTGGGACCGCTCGACCTGGGACGGCGGCGACGTGTGGGCCGGGGACACCGGGAACTACGCCTACAGCAGCCTCGGCGGCGACCCGCAAGCGCTCACCATCGAGCGCGGGCGCGACGACACGCTCGCCACCATGCGGCGCGGCACCTGCACCGTGCGCCTCCACGACCACACCGGCAAGTACGCGCCCGACAACCCGGCATCCCCCTTGTACGGCAAGTTGCTGCCCTTGCGCCCCTTGCGCGTGACCGCCACCGGGGCGGCGGGGACGTTCGCGCTCTTCGCGGGCTACATCACGCGGATCGTCTCGGATCCCGACTACGGCACGCAGCAGGCGACGATCGAGGCGGCGGACCTCTTCGTGATCCTGGAAGGGGTGCGGCCCGTGATCGCCAACACCGGGCCGACGACGACCGGCGCGGCGATCGGCCTGATCCTCGACGCGGCGGGGTGGACGCAGCCGCAGCCGCGCCGCCTCGCCACGGGGGACGCGATCCCGAACTTCGCGGCGGACGGCACCACGGGGGCGCTCGACCTGATCGCCGGGTTGCTCGCGGCGGAGCGGGGCACATTCTTCATCGGACCGGATGGCACGGCGGTCTACGAGGATCGCGCCGCGCGCAACCGGGGGGCACGTCTGGCGAGCCAGTCCACGATCGCGGGGACGATGCGCGCGGTCGCGCCGGGCGTCGATCTCGCGACGATCCGCAATCGCGCCACGGTGACGCGCACGGGCGGCACCGCGCAGACCTACGGGGACGCGGCGTCGTTCGGGCAGTACCGCGCGTGGCGGGATTTCGAAGCGCTGACGACGCCGTACCTGGCGAGCGACGCGGACGCGCTGGCGCTGGCGCAGTGGCTGGTGAGCCAGCGCAAGGACGCCGTGCCGACCGCGCGGCGGCTGACGCTGACCGCACAGGAGCCGACCGTGCGCGCGGCGCTGCTGGCGCGCGACCTCGGCGACCGCGTGACCGCGACGAACGCCCTGACCGGACTGGCGGGCGACTACCACATCGAGGCGATCGCGCACGCCATCGCGACCGACAGCATGACGCACGAGACGCGCTGGACCCTCTCGCGCCGCCTCACCACCGCGCAGCCGTTCGTCTGGGACACCAGCACCTGGGACGGCGGCAACGCCTGGACTTTCTGAAAGGAGTGACCGATGCCGCTGCTTGCCGTACCGACGATCCAGCCGGGGGACCTTGGGACTTCGGCGTATATGAATACCTACCTGCGCGATAACATCAACACCCTGATCGCGCTGGTGGGGCCGCAGAACCTCCTCGTCAATCCGGGCTTCGAGGTGTACCAGCGGGGGGCGAGCGTCAATTCGTTCAACCTCGCGTACATGAGCGACCGCTGGCAACTCCAACTCGGGACATCATCGTCGGCCATCTTCAACCACATCACCACGACGGTGGATGTCGGATCGAGCACGTCGCTCACGGCGACCTACACGCACGCCGCGTCCACGCGCCTCGACCAGCGAATCGAGAACTTCCGCGCCTTGCAGGGGAAGACCGTCACGTTCTCCATCCGCATTCGCAAGGGTTTGGCGAACAGCGTGCGCCCGTACATCAGCGACAGCGGCAGCTACACCAACGGCGTCAGCACGACGACGACCGGGGCGTTCGAGACGCACACGGTCACGGCGACGATCAGCGCCAATGCCTCGGCGGTCACGGTGGGCGTGGAGTATCTGGCGACGGACATCAGCTATCTCGACAACGCCGTGCTGGCCTACGGGACGTTCGCGCCCGCCTATGTGCCGCTCGACCCGCAAGTCGATCTGGCGCGCTGCCAGCGGTATTACGAGGTGCTGGGCGCGCACATGACCGGGGTCGCCACCGCCGCCGGGCAGACGATCGGCGGCTGGGTGTCGTTCGCGACGACGAAGGGCGGGGCACCGACCGTGACCAAGGTCGGCACCTGGGCGACGAACAACTGCGGCCAACCGACGGCCGTATCACGGCCCGGTGCCGAGACGCGCGGTGTGACCGTCTACGCGACCAGCGTGGCGGCGGGCCAGGTCGATTGCTACATCACCGCCTCCTCGCAGGCGATCACGGCAGAGTGGAATCCTGCCTAACATATGTCTCTAGAAAAGGCCTATACATGATGGGCGGGTGGGGAGGTAGGGCGATGGCGATCCGCGTGACGGGCTACACCGCGACCGGGCTGGTCGTGTGGCACGACGAGGGCGGGCATGGCGGGGCGCTGACCTGGGCGCAACTGGCGGCCACGTTCAGGGACGGCATCGCGCTGACGGTGCCGTGCCCGCAGGCCGGGTGCGGCGCGGTCAGCGTGTACCCGGTCGCGGGCGGGTGCGACCCCGACGCGATGCAGGAGTTGTTCGTGCGCGTCTATCTGCGGCTGAAACAGGGCGGGGCGACGGATCGGGCGGCGGCGGTGGCGCTGGTGCGCCAGGCGGTCGCGGCGATGGACGGGGCCGGTCGCGCCGTGGTCGCGCAGTAGCGTGGACGGCGGGCAGGAGGGGCTGACGATGCGCTACCAGATCGCGGACGGCAGCAGCGACGACGTGCAACGCTGCTGGCTGGCGGTAGTGAGGATGGTTGACGATGCCGGATAGCGCGTTCAATACCATAGTTTCTGGTTCGACGGCGGGGCTGATCACCTTCCTCCTCTGCGCGCTCCTGGGCGTGCTGAAAGGGTGGTGGGTGCCCGGGTACATTTTCCGTTCACTCGAAGCCAAACTCGCCCGCTACGAAGATTTCGCGTTCAAGGCCGTGGGACTCCTCGAACGGAATACCGCGAAGGACGGTACGCCATGATGCATTGGTTCGTCTGGCTCTTCGACCGCATGGGGATCGCCCGTGACCCGTCAAACCACCTCGCGATCGACGACGAGCGCGAGCGCGACTTGCAGCGGCGACTGGCCGCACTGGACGTGACCATCATGGCACAGCAGCGCCGCAAGGCGCGGGAGGAATACGACCGTGTACATTGACTTGCGCGAGACGGCCAGCCCGCCCGAAGTGCTGTGGACGCTGATCGGGGTGGTGGCCCTGGCGATCAATCTCTGGCTCCTGCGCGACGTGTGGCTCGACGCCCGCGCCCTCAACCGGCTGGGGCAGAACGGGGCGAAGAAAATCGCGGTCATGACGGCCATCGGCATCCAGGTGGGGCTGACGCTGCCGCAAGTGATCGCGGTCGCGATCGGCATCGTCTCGCTGCTTGTCCCGCCATCCAGTCCGCACGCCATCGTCACCGCCCCCCTCGTCATCGTCACCGTCGGCATCCTCCTGATCGAGATCATCCTGACCCTGGTGGCGCTCTTCACACGGGTGCGCCGCACGCGTCTCCTCGACTACATGGAGAGCAGCGAGAGCGATACGATCGCCATGCGGCACGCCGAGACGATGGGCGAACTGGTCCACATTACCGAAGTGACAACCGAAGCGCGCGACGGGGCACAGTACGCCGCGAACAGTTTGAACGAGATGATTATGAGCGTACAGGAGGATATCGCTGCGACCAACAAAGTCGCGGCTACGGCAGCAGCAGCGGCAATGGAGAACACCGACAGGCTTCGCGAACTGGTGGAGAGACTCGAACGCGAACGTAGCACTCGCGACGCCGGCGATCACAGTGCCGAAGATCGCGCGGACGCACGCAGCGAGCGCGAGCAGGACCGCCAGGACACCAGGGACGACCGCCGCGCCGAACGCGAGCGGAACCGGCCATGACGATCCGCTCGCAGATAACCGCGCTACAGGGCAAGGGCTTTCGCGGCACATTGAGCGATGAGGATGGAGGGAGGGAAGCATGACGACAACCATACCGCAACACTTACGTTACGTGATTCCACCGTTCACGACGGACGATCTTACCGATAACGCTCGCGCTGACGCCATACTGCCGACCCAATTCGGGGTATCCGATGCTGTACATCCGGTGGGCGTCCCGAATCGCACGCACATCAACCTCGGTGAGTTTCGTGTTCCACGCACGCTCGCCGCGAGCCATCCGCTCGGGATGCAAACGGCCAGGGTTACGGTCGCCGCACAAAGAGCGCCCGCTAAGACGCATATCCTCCATATTATCTCGATGCGTGCCGAGTGCCAGATGGTCCGGGCGAACGCACAGCGGGTTATTGCAACGATGGCGAACCATGAGACCCACCGAGATTGGTCCCACCAGGAGTTCGTACGCATAGCGATGGGCATAGGTAGGACAGCCTGGGCGCGGGTAAAAGCATCCGTATCCCACCGAACGCCCTGCTATCCACAACCAACACGAGGCGGTCTTGTTGACTTTCTCCCAGAACCGTTCGGGCGCTGGGCGAGGGCGATTGCGGCGCGGTATGGTATTGTTCGAGTGCATGATCTGACCTCCTTGCAGGTCGGTGAGTGCCATGCCTCGGGCGGTGTATCAGACCGCGCTGAGGCTTTATCGTACTCCAATTATACCATAGAGAGGGGGGCGATTTGAGCATCCCAACGCATAATTACGTCTACCGAGCGCGACTCGCCTCGTTACATGATGGCGACACACTGACCGTACTGTGCGATCTCGGCTTCGAGGTATCGGTGCGCGTGACGGTGCGCGTGCTCGGGATCAACGCGCCCGAACTCGCCACACCGGAAGGGAAGGTCGCGCAACAGGCCGCGCTTGCCTGGGTCGCGGCGGCTGGTCCGGGCGACTGGCCGCTCGTCATCGCCAGCCAGAAGGCCGCGACGCCGATTGGTCCGGATAAATTTGGCGGCAGATGGGACGCGCTGGTCTGGCGCACGATCGATGGGCAGGAACTCGGCGCGGCGCTGATCGCGGCGGGCATGGCTGTGGCGTGGAACGGGACAGGGCCGAAGCCGGTGCCGACACCAACAGGAGCAACAGCATGAGCATCCAGACACATGGCCTCGGGCGCATCGCCACTACCGATGAGAAAGACGCCAACTATCCGCTCCGCGCCCTGCTCGCGCCCGCGCCAGCCCTGCCCACGAGCAAGATGTGGCGGATCGGACCGATTCTTGACCAGGGGCGGACGCCGATGTGCGTGGGGTTCTCCTCGCGGCAGTGGCTGACCTCCTGGCCCGTGCCGGACAAGGGCGGGCCGACCGCGCAGGACATCTATCACGGCGCGCAGGTCAACGACGGCACGCCGGGGGAAGCCTACGACGGCACGGACGATCGCGGGGCGATGAAGTTCCTGCAAGCGCTCGGCTACGTCTCGGCCTACCACTGGACGGCCAACGCCGACGAAGCCGCGACCTACGTGCTCACGCAGGGAACGTGCCTAATCGGCGTGGACTGGTACGAGGGGATGTTCACCCCGGACGTACATGGGGTAATCCGCCGCACAGGGAACGTCACGGGGGGTCACGAGCTGCTGATCGTCGGCTACAACCGGACACGGGGGCTGTTCCGACTGGCTAACAGTTGGGGGTCATCATGGGGCCAGCGCGGGAAGTGCTGGCTGGCCGGTGAAGATTTGCAGCGCCTGATCGACGCGGGCGGTGACGTGTGTGCGCCAGTGCAAGCCGTGCCGATCGCTGTGCCACCCGCTGTGCCGACCAAGACGGGGGCGGTGTAGCGATGGCCCATGTGGATTGGGGTGATGTCAGCGGCTATCCGGCAGACCCGACGCCCGCCGAGGTCGCGGAAAACGTGCGCCAGTGCGCGGAGGCGATCGTCGCCAACTGCCGCGCGCTGCCGAGCATGACGACGCTCGCGGGGCGCAACAGCCTCCACGAGTGCAACGCGATCTACGGACGCTTGGTGTGGGAGCGCAGCAAATTGTTGCGTGGCGGGAAAGGAGCAGAGGCGCTATGAGCGCACTGGTCGATACGGCCATCCTCAACAGTACCGCACGATCGGTACAGGCACAGGGGCTCGCCTACCTGATCCGCCTGAACGCGAGCGGTGCCAGGGCGAAGGGGATCGCCCCACTCACCCTCCCCGAAGCCACCGCAATCGTCGCGGCTTACTGGGAACGCGGCGCGCACTACGGCATCGCGCCCGACGCCGCGTTCGCCGAGGCGCTGGTGGAAACGGCGGCGTGGACGTTCGGCGGGCAGGTAGGCGCGGCGCAGCACAACGTCGCTGGCCTCGGCGCGACGAACGACGGGGCGAGCGGCGGCGGCTGGCCCGACTGGCCGCGCGGGATCGACGCCCACTTCGTCCACCTGCTCGCCTGGTGCGGCGACCCGCGCGGCGACAGCGACTACCGGATCGTGGCGGTCCGCGCCACGGCGACGGCCAAGGGCCACGCGACGACGTGGCGCTCGCTCGGCGGGCGGTGGGCGGTCCGCGACGGTGTGCCGTGGCAGCAGCAGGCGACCATGCCGAACAGCTACGGCGACGGCATCGAGCGGCATTGGCAGGGCATCGTGACGACACCAGCGGCGAGCGCCGCGCAAGGAGGGAGCATGGCCGTAACGAAACCGACCGTCACCGCGCATCCGAGCCCGAATCGGGGCTACAACGGCGCAGCCTACAAGCCGGAGGCGATCGTCTGGCACATCACCGCCGGGAGCGGGGCATCGGCGGTGTCCTGGCTGACCAGCCCGGCCAGCAACGCCAGCGCCAACTATGTGGTCCTCGAAAGCGGGGAGACCGTGGAACTCGTCAACCCGGAGTCGGGGGCGAACGGCGCGGCCTGGGCAAACGGCGACGTGCAGCAGCCGGACATGACGAATCCCCTGATCGCCGGGTGGGTCAAGGCGGGGATCAATCCGAACCTCCGCGTGGTCAGCATCGAGCACGCCGGGCAGACCAGCGCGGGCAAGGGCGGGAGCCTCACCCCGGCACAGATCGCCGCGACGGTGCGACTGACGGCGTGGCTCTGCCAGCGTTTCGGGATCGCGCCCGACCAGGATCACATCCTCGGCCATTACCAGATCAACGACGTGACCAGGCACAATTGTCCAGGTTTCTCGGCGGCGGAGTGGACAGCATGGGTGGGGCGGATTGCCGCGCTCGTCAAGGGAGGGATCGTGGATCAGTCGCAGAAGATCGCGCAGGCGGTGACGCCCGCACACCCGGACGGCTACATGCTGCCCGGGCAGGCGGATAGCTTCACCTGGCCCGATGGCGAGGGCGTCATCACCTATCGCAAGGTGCGGTATTTCAACCCGCAGGAAAACGCTTACTACGAAGCTGAGTGGAGCAATGACGGCGGTTTCGCGCCGTGGAAGCAGGTGGCGTGA